CGAAGGTCTGCCTCCGCGCGGGTGAGCCGGACCGTGAACTGACCGGGGTTCATTCCACGCACTGGTCCGCGTCCGGGCTGGAGCAGTCCTGTGCCGAACCGTTGTGCTTGGTCAGTCCGCCATGCCCTGGGTCGGTGCCCCAGTGGTAGTCACGCGCGATGTCATCCAGGCGAGCCTCCCGCTCCACGCGGTCCAGATGGTTGCGCCGCTTGCGCGTAGTTGCGCCCGGCTTGCGATAGCGTCCCACGGTTAACTCTCCTTACTGTCCGCTGCCGATGGAGTGGAAGATCTGGAGATGGCTCAACGCACGACGAACGGCGGAGTCCATCGTCAAGCCAACGGTATAACGGTGATCGTCGTACGAACAGAGCCGACACGTGACGTACCACGCCTCCGTGTTCATGCCCTTCGGGTTGGGCCGACGCGTGATGAGCGTCAGTCCACGCTTACGCCGCTTGCGCGTGGCGAGCATCTGCGCCCAGGGGGCAGGCAGGTCCGCGCCACGGCTCAGCGCTTCGTCCAGGTTTACCGCTGCGGTCAGAAGAAGGTTCACGTTCGTGCGCCAGTCCGCCAGACCCAGGGGCGGAGTCTGGGTCAGCGCCCGTGAGGTCGACCGCAGCACGTGGAGGAAATGGTCCGTGCTCCGGTACATGTCAGACCGCCGTCCGGTGGATCATCCAGCCAGCCGGCAGGAAACCGCCGTTGGCCATCCAGGTGTCCAGTGCCTCTGCCGCCCGCGCGAGATCTTCCACGGCGTCCAGCCAGCCGGCAGTCCCAACGGTTGCCGCACCGACTCCATGCATTCCGTCGAGAGCTTCGCGCAGCTGCTTCAGCGCCTCGTCAGGGTCCATCGTCATCTCCTCATCACGTGGTGTGCAGTGGAAGCCTAGCCTTGCCCTTCGGCTTCACGTTGAAGGTTCGTCCGCAGTCGGGGCAGAGCCCGAGACGCGCGCCTTCCGCGTTGGTAGTAACGACGGACGGCACGCGGTTCGCGCAGTCCGCCCGCTTGAGCTTCGGCGTCATGTCACATCCTTCCGGAAGAAGGGCCGAACTCCAGGGGCAGGGAAGCACAGGAGCCAGGGCGGAGTCCGCACGTGACAACCGCACTCCAGGTTGACGGCCACGATGCGGGGCGGAACGGATTCGTACACCACGACGTCTCCGAAGCCAAGATCCATGAGGGCAGCCGGTAGGGCGTAACCGGGCTCGGTCACGGCCCCGTCCGAATCAAGGACCGTGCTCGCCTGGCAGAGCGGGCAGTCAACGGGGATCTTCGGCATTACGACGAAGCCCCTTCCGCCCGACCCATGTGGTACACGGCGCCGAGCATCGGCCACCAGACCAGGATCTCTAATCCGAACAGAAGCCACGTAATAAGATTAACCACCACGAAAAGCCCGAGATGGAATCGCACGCGGCGATAGGTCTGCATCGGGTCCGCGTCGTTCTTCGGCATAACGTCGTCTCCTCAACTCGTAACGTCATAAGAGTGATTATGGCGTCGCTTCGTCGTAACGTCAGTTAGTCATCACAGACGGAGCAGTCACAGCCGCGCGGATGCGTGGTCCGGGCATAAACCTGGAGAGCCACACCGATCAAGCCGACGCCCAGGGCGATACCGATCTCCGTCATGCCGTGGCTGAAACTCTTGTCCAACCGGTCAAGACCATCCACGCCGAGCAAGAAGGCAGCGATCCAGAAAAGCCACATGATCTTCTTATCCTTTCGTCATTACATCAAGGTCACTTCTCGACGATCAAACCGTCAATCACTGTAGCGTCCTCCTCTGCCGCAATGGCAAGGAGTTCCCGACGCATCACCGTGCGGGCAAGATCCATCTGGTCATCGGTCAGACCCAGGGCGCCAAGGGTGTTCATCAGAACCCGCGCGGTCGCCTGTCCCGAGACCTCAGCCCTTGCTACCAAAGCCGACGCCACACCCGCGTCCATGGTCATCTTGGCGACCTTGGCCAACCGGTCTTCGTAGCGCTCGCGCATGGCGACCCAGGGGGCGAAGCCCTCCCCAGGTTCGGACGACAGGAGCGACGCATCGTCCGGAGCCTGGCCCACCTTCCAGTCCAGCCACGCCACGGCACCAGCGCACCGCTGGACCTCATCCAGGAGCGCCTGCCACGGAGTGGTGGCATGGTGCCGAGCCAATGCGTGGGCCATCAGTAGGACCGCCTCTCGTCTGCCCTTCAAACTTCTGCCGCCGTGGTACGCACATCGTCCCACGCCTGGATGATCCGTTCCCTTGCCCGCGACGTTGCCGCACAGCGGGAACTTGTCGGCCGGGCACATCAGCCGATGCGGACCCTCAAACGCCGGATCGTCCGCCACCCTGATCCCGGAGTCCCCGACTTCACTTTCCGTGATTTCAGGCCCGAGCAGATGCGAGACGTTCGCGGCGTCCGCCCAGTCCGCCCAAGACGGCCCCATTACTGAGTCTCCAATCAGGTGAGACCAGCGGACCAGTGGACCAGTAACTTCCCCAATCCCCTGGCATATAGAAACAGAATTATTTTTTCTCTAAAAGTTATCCACAGGCTGTGGGTAAATACGGGCATTACGGACACACATTGTAGAGCCCTTGTATACACATGATTCTTATATTTATTAGTCTCTACTAGTCTCAGTAAAGAAATAAGTAATAGAATAGCAGTTCAGGACTCTGTTGATCTTGGAGACCACTAAGTCAGCTGCCAGTCTCACCTTGCTGGTCTCTGTCTCACTTGTTGATCTTACTTACTTGCCGCTGCAATTACCTGCCGGTAGGCTAAATCCCTACTAAACTGGTCGGTTGTTATCGTTCTGTTACTCGGAGACCAGTGCGACCAGAGTGGGACCACTACTGCCGGTCTCGCTACGAACCGATCAGCCGAGCCCCTTTATAGAACCGGATCTTGCTCCGCTTGCCGTCCGTACCCATCGATGCCGGTAGATTCGTACGGCCACGGTCGTAACCGTGCGTAGACATCGCCCGGCCAAAGTGAACATTGTTCATAACCTCGCGCGTCAGGTAGCCCTGGAACGCCATCCAGGTGACGTAATCCTGGTAGGCCAGCGGCACCGGCAGCTCACCACCGGGACAGTCCTCCAGGCGGTCCGCCATCCACTGCCCGAAGCTGTCTTCCTCATCGCGGTATGTCTTCACAGCCTCCGTGACCGCAGTCGGCGCACCCAGGGAGCCAACCGCCTGCCACGCCTCCAGGCCCGCCAGCGCCCAGTTCAGGATGCCCGGCCACTCCTCCCGCAGCTGCTCCTCATAGCGCAGGATGCGTCTGTCGGTCGGAACGGTCTGGGTGAACGGGACCAGCTGCATGCGCCGCCACATGCCGGCCGACGTGTCGCGGATAACCGGCTTGGCGTTGCCCAGGACCCAGAGCTTCATGGTGGATTCGTACGTGAAGAAGTCCTTCCCCATGTACCTGGCCTTGACCGAGGTGGAGCCGGTCAGCATCTTGACCCGCGCGTCGTTGAACACGCCGCCCACCTTGGTCTCATCGCTCATCACCATGCGCGCTCCGCGCAGGTCCGCCAGAGCCGTGGGGTGGCCTTCGGCCGTGGTCAGCAGCCCAGGGGCCGCGATGGCGCCGTAGTCGCCCAGCAGGTGGAGCAGCGTCTCCGTGAAGACGTTCTTCCCGTTGGCGCCGTCTCCGAACAGGAAGAAGAACGTCTGTTCGTCCACCAGGCCGGTCAGGGAGTACCCGGCCGCGCGCTGGAGGTAGGCGGTCAGCTCCGGGTTGCCTCCGGTCACCAGCTTGACGTGATCCAGCCAGCGCGGGCAGTTGGCGTCCGGATCGAAGGCGACAGCTGCGCGCTTGGTGCACAGGTCGGACGCGCTGGAGTCGCGGAGCTTGCCGGACCGGAGATCTACAGTGCCGTTCTCCACAGCCAAGATCATCGGGTCCATGTCCAGATCCGCGACCTTCACCGACATGCCGGGCAGCAGTGCCGCACCGGCCCGCGTGGCGGTACGCACGCCCATCGCCTCCGAGCGCATCGCCCACTGTTCGCCCATCCGCCGCTGGGCGTCGTCGGGCTCGGCCAAGACCTGATCGCGGATGTCAGCGGCCACGAACGCGGTCAGGGCGAGCGTGTGATTGAGGACATCCGGGGCGAATACCGACCCGTTCCACATCAGCCACCGGTTGATCTCCGGGACGAACAGGGCATGTCCCCGGAACAGTCGGGCGTATCGCAGGCTGTTGCCGGCTTCGGTCATCGTCTCCAGCGGATGGGGCTGGTCTACTACCAAACCGTGAAAGACGCGCGGAGGCTCAGGCGGGGGCGTGTCGCCATCGTAGAAATCCGCCTGTTCCGGCGTGGCGGGCAGCGGCTCGCGTCCAGCGGCGATGCCGGCACTGGATGCTGCGATGCCGGCCGCCCACATCTGCGCGGTGTGCCCGGGGAGATCGGGCTCCACGCTGCCCCACACGCGGTCCAGCTTCTCCAGCACGACAGACCAGGGGAACGGGTCGTCCGGGGGCTGCTCCGCCTTCTCCCACTCCGAGCGCAGCGCCGCCACGGCACGCTCGCGGGAGATACCGGACTTGCGGAGCTGAAACGCTCTCGCGTTCGCGTAGGCGTCCCGCTGCCCCTGGATGAAGCCCTTCTTCACGTCAAAGTCTTCGGGCGTCTCGGCGCCCTGCGGTCCGAAGCCTCCACGCCGGGCCAGCAGCCAGGAGATCAGATCGGCGGTCATGGTGGCGACCGGGCGCTCAGGGTCACGCCAGGCGTACATGTTGCCGCTGATGTGACGTGATGACGAAGCGACGACGTACCGACCACCGGACTGGACGTCAAGCCCTGGGAGCGTCGCGGTGCGGGACACCACGTTCACGCCAGCAGGCGTCTGGTACCAGAGATGCAGTCCGCCCGAACCGGTCTCGCAGACCAGCGTGGGAGGCAGGCTGATCCCTCCGGTCCAGTTCTCCCAGTCGTCGTATACCTCGCCTCCGCCGTTCTTCGGGTCGAAGTCGAAGACCACCAGCCCGTTACCCGTGGGTACGGCCAGGTTCTTGGCTCCGGACTCCACGAACTGCTTGCGTGCCGTGTCCGGGGTGACCAGCTGGGCGTCCAGGTGCCCGTGGGCCGTGGCCGGGTGCTTGCCCGGCTTGTGGCCGTCGTCCGTGGAGGAGTTGCCCAGGGAGCAGGCGCAGACCCATCCGCCCGCGCCGTCCGGGATCACTCCCCATACCGGAAACACGGGGATGCCGGCCGCCGAGAAGGCAAGCGCGGCATCCACGGTGCTGGTCGGGTCGACATCGGACAGAGCTGTGAGCCGATCTCCGTTGTACGTCACTGGAGCATCACCAAGCCTCTTTTCATCGTGTCGTCAAAGCGCCGATCCAGCGTGCTGAACGGCATAGGCTACGATGATAGCCCTGGCCGTCTTTCGCGACGTCAAAGACCGGCTGGAGACGAGAGGAGATCAGAACGATGGACAACACGCGGACCGTGGAGCGCGGTCCCAACATCATCCCCACAGCGGATGGCGACGTGGAAGTACCCGGCACCTTGCTGGGTCTGGCCAACTCATCGCGCCTGGAGCACAACCACGCTACGCCCTTCGTGCGCAAGGGCGACCGGTGCTCCACCTGCCGGTACACCGAAGTCCGGTTGTTCCGCGACGGAGATCACTATGTCCTGGTCACCCTGGGCATGACCGTGATCCCGGGTGAGACGATCATCCACCGCATCCGGCGTCTGACCTCTCCGTTTGAGGTCCTGGAAGTGCTGACCGTCCGCAAGCCGGGCCGTGAGCCCTTCCTGTCCAAGTCGGCTGCGCTCGCCCTGGCGCAGGCCGCCGACGTGGACGGAGGGATCGCGGACGCGTACGTGAACCGGGCGGTAGTTTAGGACTTGCGCATGACGCAACGTTGCGCTAACGTTGCGTCTCGCAAGTGCGAAGCAGGTGCGCAGGGTTCGGTTACTTCATTCGGATCAGGTCCGTGCCCGCTCTGATTTCTGCTTCGCACGATGGAGACGTAGCTCAATGGCAGAGCAGCGACGACTAGGGCGCCCTTCAGTCGATCGTGGTTGGCGGTTCAAGTCCGCCTGTCTCCACGGGACGTTTCTCAGTGACGTGATATCTGAGCGTGGGCCACAGACCGGACATGGTGGCAGGCTAATCCAAGCCTCGCGACATCGGACCGCTTCCCGCGCTGCGATGTTGGAAAGAGGATCACTGTCACTCCGGCGAAACGTCCGGCGAGGTTCGCGACCTGGTGACAGTGCAAGACAGATACGTACGGGAGCCCCAACGCTCCAGGGCCGTGCACGGTCGCTGGATGTCTGCCGGGCATACCGGTGACACGGGTCTTCAGGGGGCGACCGCCGTTCATCCGGTCGCGGCGTGTTGTGGCCAAGGGGTTATAGGCACTTTGCGGATTCGGGAACCACTCCGATGGGGCAGAGTAGAGCGCGGAGTGGTTTTCCGTCAGCTCATCGTGGGTTCGAGTCCCACCGGCACACGCAATGGTGGCGTCATCACGGTCTCACGTTCTGACGTCGGTCATAGCAAGGGAGTTGCCCAGTCCCCTGCGCCGTAAGGCCAAGGTTCTCCGAATCACTGGGCACTGACGCGTGAGGCCACCCTGCGCGCAGTACACGACGGGTGGCGCGGGGCGGACCAGGCAAGAATGCCGGATGAGCCTGGTTCGCTCCACCAAAGGCTCAAATACAGTGAAACGGGTTCGCATCCGTGGAGCTGGGCATGATCGCACACAGCAAGGGGCTACCGGCACTGAGTACGCGCCAGCGAAGCGCGGAAAGGGGCGGGGCGGGTCGGTTCGATTCCGGCTGTGCGAGCGAACAGGATTACAACCTGACCGGGTACACGCCATAACGCTTCGTTAGCACGGTGGTGCAAGTACACGCTTCGGCGCCCAGGGGAGCCTGGATACGCCGTTGATCGCAGGTACCTCAGCGGATAGAGGACACGCCTGACCGGCGTGAAGTCGGGGGTTCGATTCCTCCACTGCGAGCGGGAGTAAGCGCGGGGCGGACGTTCGGTCTACTTGCGGGAGCCTTCCTCCACAGGATGGGGATAACCCTGTGGATTGTCATGTGGGAGACGTCCTACGGCGTTGGTGGACCGGGAGTAATCCAGCCGGGTAGAAGCGCGAACGCTTACCAGAGAACTCCGATGGCAGACCGGGGCAAATGTCTGCAAGTAGGCCGAAGCTAGCGCGGTCATGCGAGCGCGGCGGGGTAGCTCCCCGCAGCGTCGTGGAGGTCGTCCACCGGGAGGGTGGACGTGGTAAGCGGTGCAAACGCCCGCCTTCACGCGAAGAAGGGCCGATCCGTCAGGATCGGCCCTTCTTCGTTACTTGGCCGGCTTGACCGCTGGGTCAATCCGAGCGTCCTGGACCTGTGCGGCCACCTTCTCCGCCGTCTTGCGGTCCGGGAAGACCACCGGAACGCCGTTCGATCCGGTCACCGTGTGCGGTGCGTCCGGGTTGTCTCGATGCCTTGCCATGTCGTTACCTCCTTTCGTCATTACGTCAATGATAGCATACCGGAGCGAGGTTTGACACTGCGTCAAGCCGTTGTGTTACCGTCTTCGGGCAAGTGCTGCCCGATAGCAGTTCAGCCCGTAGGGCAGATCCGTCTAGCGAAGGAGCACCAGTGTTGAAGATCTTTATTCGTGCGCTCAAGCTCGTGACGCGAGCCCTGGAGGCTCCGAAGGGCGAGCGCGCCTCCGTGATCCTGACCGCTCTGCGGTACCGGACCCAGGGGGCGCACCGCTACGTCGTGGGCGCGACGCCGGTCCGTTTCCGGGCGTTCGCCATCACGATGGCCGCGCGCTTTGAGACGACGCACGTTCCGCGTTGCCACCGTCGCGGACAGGCCAACCGGTACGCCCTGGGTCTGACCGCAGCTTAGAAAGTTAGGGGTATCGATGGGCGAACTTCGCGAGCGCCACCGGCAGGTCTTGACCGCCGTGGAGCGCGGAGAGGTTTACCTGGCACCAGACTGGGACTATCGCGTTCGTGGCCTGGCATTCGCACGGCATGTCAGCGACGCCGTGTACCTGCTGGAGCGATACTCCATGCTCACGCTCGGCCATAAAGGCGAGATTGAGATCACCCTGCGCGGAGTCTCCTGGCTGACCAAGAGGAACTTGCGCGAGCAACAAAAGCTCTGTGACGTCACGTCAAAAGTGGCGGCATAGACTAGCGGCACAGACGAGACGATCGGAGACGAGATGACCAGCAAGACCCAGGCTTACGTGGAGTTCGCGCAGACCGTGATGGACCTGCATCGAGCGCGCGGCTATCCCTACCCTCCGGTTCTGAAGCAGAACGGGCCGGACAGCGACATCATCGCCCTGGACTTCCACGACATCGGCGCGGCGTCAACCTGGGCGAACTTCTTCCAGGCCGAACCCGTCCAGGCCGTGGCGCACCCTGTTCTGCCGGTCCTGACGATCCACTACGCCGTGAGCTATCACGGCTGGCATCTCCAGATCTCCGGCCGCGAGCGCATCAAGGAAGCGGTCTAACGTCATGTCACAGGGCATTGGCAATCCGGCTCTCCACCTCATTGACAGCTTTGACGAGGCGTGGGAGTTCACTCAGTGGCTTGAGGGCCGTGAGTGGGTTGTGGTCGACACGGAGACCACCGGTCTCATCCAGCGTCAGGACTTCGTGCGTATGGTCCAGGTCGGTGGCATGGACGCCGGTTGGGCGATGCGTTGGGACCGCTGGTCCGGGCTCTTTGAGGACGTGATCGTTAACCGCTTCCACAAGCGGGACAAGAATCCCATTGTCATGCATAACTCCACATTTGACTATGGGATGCTGGACCACATGGGCGTCCGGCTGGACCGGGGCAACACGCATGACACGCGAGTCATGTGTCACATCCTGGAGCCCAACTACTCCACCGCGCTGAAGGCCACCGCGTCCCGCCACGTCGACTTCGCCGCTGCCGGAGCCCAGGTGGAGCTGGAGAAGTTCATCACCGGGCACGGCGCCTGGACCTGGGCGACGATCCCGTTTGACTGCCCGGAGTACTGGACGTATGCCGCCCTGGACACTGTGCTGACCGCGCACCTGTTCCAGCGGCACTGGCCGAAGATCCAGACGTACCGCGAGGCGTACGACCTGGAGAACGCGGTCCAGTTCGTGCTGTACGACATGGAGCGCCGTGGCCTGCATGTCGATGCTCCTTACGCAGTCGGACAGCTGGGCCGGTTCCGGGAGTACGAAGCACGGTTGGCTGACTGGTCACTCAGTCAGTGGGGCGTCTCCATCGGGTCCAACCAGAAGATCGTGGCCGTACTCCAGGCCGAAGGCTTCCAATTCGACAAGGTGACCGCCTCCGGCATCTTCGCGCTGGACAAAGACGTTCTGGAGGGCATCGACCACCCCCTAGCGAACGCCGTGCGACGCCACCGGCAGGTAAACAAGATGGCCTCCACGTACCTGCGGAAGTTCGTCGACAACCGGGACTCAGACGATCTGATCCATCCCAGCATCAACTCACTGGGCGCGCGTACCGGCCGGATGAGCATCAGCGCGCCGAGCCTCCAGAACCTCCCGAAGAAGTCGGACCGCAACCCGTTCGCGGAGTCCGTCCGCAACTGTGTGACGTCACGTCATGGTGAAGACGGCACGCTGCTGATGTGCGACTTCGATCAGATTGAGATGCGCGTCCTGGCACATCTCTCCAAGGACGCGAACCTCATCGACGCGTTCAACCAGCCGGATGACTTCTTCGTCACGCTCGCCCGCGAGATCTACGCCGATCCGACGATCGTCAAGGCGGACCCTCGCCGTGGCGTGACCAAGAACGTGGGCTATGCCCAGATTTACGGTGCTGGCGCGGAGAAGCAGGCACGCATGGCCGGAGTGTCCGTGGAGCAGGTCCGCGCGGTAAAGGCCCGCTGGGACCAGCTGTACCCGGGCGTGCGCAAGTTCCAGAAGGAGGTGGAGAGCTTCGCCTGGACCGCCCGCGAGGCTACCGGCGTCGCTTACGCGGTCGCTCCCCTGGACGGACGCCGCCACCCAGCGGACGAAGGCAAGGTTTACGCCCTGGTCAACTATCTGATTCAGGGCATGGCCGCCACCATGTTCAAACGGTCACTCCTTCAGCTTGACGTCATGTTGAAGGGCGAATATATGATCGTGCCAGTCCATGATGAGATCGTGTTGGACGTACCGAAGGACGAAGTGGAGAGCGTTGCCGCCATCCTTCGCGAAACGATGAATGACGAAACGACATACCGAGTTCCCATCGGCGCATCCGTGAGCACTGGCGACCGCTGGGGCATGAAGGAGGACCTGTGAACTACCAGGATGAGACCGCTGAGCGGCTCCGTGTTGCCTGCGCCAACGCGCGGTGCGTGCTCAACGGTCCGCACCCGTTGCACCGCAACGGGCAGGGCAACCAGTGGATTCCCGATGGCCGCGAAGGCGTCCAGGCTATCTGCGTCGTGCTCGGCTGCGTGCTGCTCTCCCACACGCGGGGCAACCACCAGGACAAGCACGGCCACCTGTTTGACCTTCCCTCGCACGACGAACCGACGCCGAGCACCATTCGCGGCGTGGAGAACGTGGAGGCGTTCCGGGAAGCCGTGGCTGCCCTGGGCGAGCCGATCAGCGTGACCGAGCGAGCGCCGCACAGCGAGCACTACGCCGCCATGACGCTGGAGCCCATCGTGGTCATCGACGCGTGGGGGCTGAACTTCAACCTGGGTTGCGTCGTCAAGTACCTGGCGCGCCCGAAGGGCCAGACCATCGCGGATCTGGAGAAGGCGCTGTGGTACCTCCAGCACGAACTGGACCGGCGTCGGACCGGTGCGCTGTGACCGCTGCCCGGCCGGTAGTCATCGGCGTGGACCCAGGGGGAACTACCGGCGTCGCCATGTATGTGGGCGGAACCCTCCAGGCGCTACAGGTGTCCTCCATGGACGTGATTCCCTTCCTGCGTGCCTGGCTGGAGGTCTTTCACCTTCGCTTCCCGGAGCGTCGCGTCAACATCGCCACGGAGCGGTACATCACTGCGCCCGGAGCCAAGCACACGGCGCAGAACGACGCGACGCGGATCAATGGCGCCCTGCGCGAGATGGTCAAGGAGCTGGACCCTGACGGCAGTTGGCTGGACCTGGTGGAGCAGAACGCCGGAGACGCCAAGACCTGCGCGGACAACGCGCTCCTGAAGCTCCTGGGTTTCGACCAGCCGGGCAAGGTGCACGCCGCTGACGCGGTGCGGCACGCGCTCCTGCGCCTGCTCTCCAGGTTCCCGGCCGAATTCCTGCGCGTGCGCAACGGCCGTTACGTCTCGGTCAACACGCCGGAGCCGGAGCCCACGTTCGTCCTGGAGGTCTCCAGTGGCGTTCGCTGACATCGTGACAGAGCGCCCGGATGAGATCGTGATCCAGGCGAACTGGGCGGAGAAGGACACCATCAAGCTGGTGCCGGGGACGCGCTGGGACGGTCCCTCCAAGGTGTGGCGCGCGCCCTTCTCCTGGGGCGCCTGCATCATCATGCGTGGCCTGCTCGGGCACCAGCTGACGATTGGTAGCAACCTGAATCGTCGCGTCTGGGCTGAGCGTGACATGCGCATTGACCGCGTGATGGCGCTACGGTCCCGCACCACGCCGGAGCGTTCGTACGACGGGAGCAAGCTCTATCCCTTCCAGCAGGCCGGGGTGGAGTGGCTGCTGGCCGCTGGAGACTGTCTCCTGGGCGATGACATGGGCGTGGGCAAGACAATCCAGCTCATCACGGCACTGGCGGAGGACGTCTTCGCCTATGACCTCGCACCGGACGCGCGCAACCCGTTGCCGGCCGTCGTGGTCTGCCCGAACGGCGTCAAGAAGCACTGGCGTGAGCAGCTGGCAGAGCACCTGCCCAGCGTGCCTGTCTTCGTGTACGCGGGCACGCCCGTGGCGCGCGCCAAGGTGCTCAAGGCGTGGCAGGACGACGGAGCGGGCATCCTGATCGTGAACTATGAGAGCCTGCGCGGAGTCTCCAGGCTCGCGCCGTTCGGATCGACCGCGCTCCGGGCGTGTCGCGACTGCCGCACCAACGGTGAGGTTGGTCTGCCCACAAGCCGCTGCGAAGTACACCCGAAGGCGCTCAATCAGAGCGTGGTCCGCACGTACATCGTGGATGAGATCCACCGGGCCAAGGACCCTCAGTCCAAGGTCACGCGGGCGCTCTGGGCCGCGATGCACAGCCCGCACGTGACGCGCCGATGGGGCGCCAGCGGTACACCGATGGCCAACGATCCCAGCGACGTCTGGTCTCTGATGCATGCCCTGGCTCCGCTGGACTACCCGACGCGCTCTGAGTTCGTGGATCGCTACTGCATGGCCGCCTGGTCCCCGTACGGAAACCTCAAGATCGTGGGCATCCAGCCGGAGCGCCGGGAGGAGTTCTTCACCATCCTGGACACCCGGTTCCGGCGCATGCCCAAGGGGCTGGTCCTGGAGATGCTGCCGCCGATCGTGCGCGTTCAGCGCATGGTCACGCTGCCGCCGAAGATGGCCAGGCATTACCGCGAGCTGCGCGACCAGATGATTACCGACCTGGGCGGAGACGCCGGACTCCTCATCGCGCCGTCCAGCCTGTCCCGCCAGCGTCGCCTGCTCCAGCTCTCCAGCTCCATGTGTGAGGTGGAGACGCACGGGGAGCCGGACCCGCGTGACTGGCAGGTCCGGCTGGTGGAACCGTCGCCGAAGCTCGATGAGCTGGAGCTGATCCTGGAGGAGTTGGGCGACCGTCAGGTCACCGTGTGCGCGGAGTCGCGTCAGCTCATCGAGATGGCCTCACGTCGCCTCACCAAGCTGGGCATCACGCACGGGCTCATCACTGGCGCCCAGAACGAATGGGAGCGCGGCGTGGCCCTGGAGGCTTTCCAGGGTGGCAAGACCCGCGTACTCCTTTACACCATTCAGGCCGGGTCCACCGGTCTGACCATGACCGCAGCGGACACCCAGATTTACCTCCAGCGCAGCTATCACATGATCCACTCCATCCAGGCGGACGGACGTGTTCACCGGATCGGCAGCGAGCGCCACGAATCCGTGACGTACATCGATCTAGTGGCCGAAGGCACGGAGGAAGAAGCCCAGATCATCGCCATGATGGAGAAGTATCAGCGCATGGAGGAGATCACGCGCGACATCGAGACCCTTCAGGCTGCCGGCAAGTCGACCGCTGAGCTGGAGCTGAAGCTGTACGGCGTCCAGACCAGCCACGTGGGACAGAGGATCTGACATGACGACAGACAATGTCCTGACGATGACACGTATCCACGGGAAGCAGATCCTCCGTGGTCGCCTCCAGCTCGGTCTGACCCGCGCACAGTTCACGGTGGCGCTCGCCGCGTTGACCGGGAGCACCATTTCTGACTACCAGCTCCAGAACTTGGAGCGGGCTCAGTCGCGCGTCGCCACGGAGGATGAGCACTACTGGTTGGTGACGTTCTTCAACCAGCAGGGCGTGGACGTGCTCACGCTGCCCCACGCGGACGGTCCGGACGTGCCGCCGCTGCCGGTACCGATCGGTATGCCGCGCCGTCGTCCGGCCGCTGTGGCGCGCTCTGAGAACCGTGGGCGTCACCTGCCCCCTGGGCCGGTCCGTCTCGGCTCCACACGGCTGGTGTCCAACTCCGAGATTCAGACCTTCCAGGACTGCCGGCGTAAGTGGTGGCTCCAGTGGTACCGGGGGATCACCACGCCGCGCGAGAACCCGACCGGTGCCGCAGCCATCGGACATCGCATCCACCGTGCCCTGGAGGCTCTGTACGTCCCGGAAGGCCAGGAAGCCCAGGACCCGCGTGACGTCCTGGAGATGCTGATCGTTCAGGACTGGACCGCACTCACGGAGGCTGGCCTGTTCAGCGATGAGCTGACGACCAAGTTCAACGCGGAGGCGAACCTGGAGCGCGCGATGATCGCCGGGTACGTGGACTGGCTGGCCGAGACGGGAGAGGACGCCAATCTCCTGGTCATCGGTTCGGAGAAGTACCTCCAGGCTCGCCTGCTCCAGGGGGACGACATCGCGCCCGGTACCGGCGTCACGGCCGTGGACATCATCGGAAAGATCGATATCCGTGTCCGGATGCTCTCCGATGGCTCGCGGCGCATCGTCGACACGAAGACCACGCAGTCATTCGATGAGCTGGAGTACCGGCTGCGCCTGGGTGACCCGCAGATGCTCCACTATCTGCTCCTGGAGTGGCTGGCCCTGCCGGACGCCGAAGACCGCTGCAATGGCGCGCTGTTCAACGCCATGCGCAAGGTGAAGCGCACCGGCACGGCCAAACCGCCGTTCTATCGGCGCATGCCGGCCAACTACAGCGAAAAGCAGCTCCTTACCTACCGGACGCGCCTGGAGGGTCAGATCACGGACATTCTCGCCGTGGAGAGCGACCTGGCGCGCGGAGTCGACCCGATCAGCGTGGCCTACCCGCATCCCACGCGTGACTGCTCCTGGAAGTGCCCCTTCACGGGCGTATGCCCGATGTTCGATGACGGCAGCGCCGCTGAGGACTTCATGTCCGCCATGTACGTGGTCCGCGACCCGATGAGCTACTACCAAACGCAGGGAGACGCGCAGTGAAGACGAACACCTTGTCCATGCTGGTGCACGCATGGGCGAAGGTCGGAAAGACCACGCTGGGCAGCACCGCGCCCGCTCCGATCCTGGTGCTGGACGCCGAAGGCGGATGGCGGTTCATCCGCAGCTTCGGACGTGGTGGCAAGCCGGCCGTGGTTGTCCACTGGAACCCGATGAACGAACCGACGCCGCGCCGCACGGCGGAAAACCCGATCGACATCGTGATCGTGACGGTTCGGGACTGGACGGTTCTGGGTCGGGTCTACACGATGTTGACCCAGGCACCGCACGACTTTCAGTCCGTGATCGTGGACTCCATCACGGAGATCCAGCGCCGCTGCAAGCAGTCCTTGGTGGGCTCGGAGGACATGCAGCGTGAGAACTGGGGCCGGCTCCTGGTGCTGATGGATAACATGATCCGCAGCTATCGGGACCTGGTGCTGATCGACACCATCCCCACGCGCTTCGTGCTGTTCATCGCGGAGACGCGCGTGAAGCCCAACTCCCCGCGTCAGGTCCCCACGATGCAGGGTCAGATTGAAGGTTCGTTGCCGTACTGGGTGGATGCCTGCGGATACCTGTTCGTGGAGGAAGCCCTGGACCCAACGGACCCGGAACTGAAGCGTACGATCACGCTTCGTCGCATGCTCATCGGGACTCACCCGATGTACGAGGCGGGTAACCGCCTCGCGGGCATTCTGCCCGACATCATCGATTCCCCGGACATCTCGCGTATGTTCTGCGAGATCTACGGAGATGAATGCATTGAAGGAGTGAACGCATGACCGTGATCGACTGGGCCAGTCTTTACACCCAGGCTGAGGAAGCGTCCCGGCCGCTGCCGGACGGGCCGTACCCGGTGGAGGTCGAGAAGGCCGCCGCGAAGGACAGCAACGCCGGAAACCCGATGATCTCGCTGGAGCTGCGGATCTGGGACGGTCCGGGCACCGGCCGCAAGCTGTTCACGCAGCTGACGCTGAGCAAGGACAACCCCACCGCGCTGATGTTCTTCTTCCGCAACCTGGGAGCGCTCGGCGTGGATTCGGCCATCCTGGGCACGCAGCCCAGCATGGACCAGCTGGCCACCATGCTGGTGGGCCGCAAGGCCACCGCGAACGTGAACACGCGTCCGTACCAGGGCGTGGATCGGAACAACGTGGCCGGTTTCGCGGCTGCCGGTCCGGGTGTCATCCAGGGGGCGGTTCAGCGCCCGCTGGGCGGTCTCGGCGGTCCGGGCGTCATGGCCTCCGCCGTTCCGCTGGGCGGCATGCAGCCGAACGTGCCGACCGTGGCGCCGACGTCGCCCCTGGGCTCTCCGGCTCCGATGGTGGCTCCGGCCGCCATGCCGGCTCCGGCCGCGATGCCCGCGCCCGTGGCGATGCCGGCTCCGCAGCCGATGCCGGCTCCGGTCCCGGAGACGGTCCCCACGGAGACCGTGGCCGTGGAAGGTGACGCCGCTCCGGTCGTCATCGACAAGGAGACCGTACCGGCGTTCTGATGTAACGTCGAAGCGCTCCGCCAGCATCACGCAGGCGGGGCGCTTCTTCGTTGCTAGGATCTCCGCATGACGATGAAGCGAGCCCTTGTGACCGGTGGTGCCGGCTTCATCGGGCGCCACATGACCCGCCACCTGATCCAGGCGGATTACGCCGTGACGCGTGTGGACCCCGCGTTCCTTGGCACGCCTGAGCTGGACAATGACCACGTGTACCCCTGGGACATGCGCGCGTACCTCGGGACCAAGGACCACCGGGAGGAGTTTGACCTGGTGGTCCACGCTGCCGCGATGGAGCCGAACCGCAAGGCCATCGATAGCAAGCCCGCGCACTTCCCGGAAAACGTGCACCTGGATGCCTCGCTGTTCCGCTGGGCGCACATCGTGCGACCGGGGCGGATCGTGTACCTCTCCAGCTCCGCCGCGTACCCGCGAAGCCTCCAGTACGCGCACCAGCACACGCGGTTGGCGGAGACGCACATGGACGGGCGTGACGCGGACGCTGTGTACGGCGTGGCCAAGGTGCTGGGCGAAGACCTGGCCAGCAGCTATCAGGCCGCTGGAGGCGTTGTTACGGTCGTACGGCCGTTCTCCGGCTATGGCCCTGACCAGTCGACAGAGTTCCCGTTCGGCGCGCTGGTGGAGCGCGTGCGCCGCCGTGAGTCGCCCGTGAAGATCTGGGGTGACGGAAAGCAGGTGCGCGACTTCATCCACGTGGATGACCTGTGCCGGGCAACCCTCGCCCTGGTGGACGCCGATGTCATCGGGGCGGTAAACCTCGGAACCGGCGTCGCCACGTCCATGACCGAGCTGGTACGCCTGGCCGCCCAGATTGACGGTTTCAAGGACGTGGAGATCGAAACCGACGCCAGCGAACCGGCCGGCGTCGCGTACCGCGTGGCGGACATCTCCAGGCTGCTGGAGCACTACACGCCGCGTTGGTCACTCGCAGCGGGTATTGAGCAGCGATTGAATCTGCCGCCGATGTGATACCTTGATGCGGTAACGTCGTCACGTCACGAAGGAGTCAACCCATGGCGGAAGCTCGCCCCACCGTGGCCCGCGATGAGCAGGTATTCGCCTTTCTCGCGGAGCACAATGAGCACGGCACCACGCGCGACCAGGTTTACGAGATGCTTCACGCGTCGGACCCGGACATCTCCCCGGGCCAGGCGTACCTGTGCCTCAACCGGCTCCACGCAGCGGATGCGAACCGCATCTCCAAGCGTCTCCGCAAGGGCATCACGTACTGGTACGCCACCGTCTGACCCAGGGGAAACGCGGAGCGCCCGGCCGACTGGCCGGGCGCTCTGTTTGTTCCTACTGGCTGCGTGGACCTGCCGGTCTTCGGGATCGCGACAACGCCTCACAGAATTCAGAACGATGGAACAACGAAACGTCAGTCTAACACTTTGACGCAGATACACGGAAGCCCCGACCCTTGCGGATCGGGGCTCCGTGTCCCGGGGGAGGGATCTTAGTGCCGGCTGAGCACCAGTGCAGCAGTCCGGTTGATCGCCCGGTACGTCTGGCCCTGGAGGGCTCCGAGGAACCGCGACTCCGGCGTGCCCAGGATGCGCTGCCAGTCCATGTGCTCACTGACCGCGTTCACCAGGCCCCAACCGGTCCCCGCGAAGCCGTTGCGCTCCTGGTCGTGCGTGTTCCGGATGATGATTTCGATCTTCTCACCAGTCTTCGGCTTCGGCGAGCCGTTGCCGTCCAGAACCTTGGCCAGAATCTCCCGCTGGACGTCTTCCTCCAGCTGGATGGCCGCGAGGCGGTCCGAGATCTCCCGCAGCTCCTTGCAGTACGCCAGCGTGTTGGTCAGGTTGACCTGGATCGCCTTGAGCGCCTTGTCCACGTCACCGATGTGCTTGACGGACCAGCGCTGCTTGGCGCCCTTGGTGAAGCTGGCCAGCGGGAGCTGGTTCATGCACCGGCCGCGCAGCGGCATGACCGCCACCTCCATGGCCCGCGTCCGGTCGTGCGACGTGCGGACCACCACGAAGATGTCGTGCGGGTCCTGGCCGTCCAGGAGCGCGAGCTGGTCCATGTTCGGCAGCTGCGCGACCATGAAGCCCTGACGCCGCTTATAGAGCGTGCCGGCCGCTACGTACTTGGCGCCGAGCGCGTCCAGGAAGTTGAACGCGTCGCCGTACTGGATCAGCGGGTAGTCACCGGAAACGGTGCCCATCCACTCGTCCGTGTCGTCCGCCGCGACCATCTTCCGGGTGACCGCCTGCTTGCCGGTACCCTGCTCGGCCGGAGCCCAGCCGTTGCCGCCCTTGACGCGGTACTGGATGTCACGCAGGGAGACCGTGAAGTCCAGCCCGCCGCGCATCGCAGCCTCGTGAGCGGTCATGTGGTCCTGCTCGGTAAGCTCCGTGCCAACCTTCATCCACGGCGCCACGCGAGTGGAGACCAACGTGTTTCCCTTGTCGTAAACGCTCATCTCATCCTCCGTTTCGGCGCCCCTTGCGCCTTGACTTCATCATCATGACAGAGTCTCGGCCGTTTGACAAGCCCCCTCTGTCATGATGTTATAGGCATCAGATTTGACCATGACGAAAGGACGAAACGATGAGCTACAAAGGTCGCCACACTGGCCGCCCGACCCCGCCCGTGGCCGCGCCGTACTCCATCGGCCAAGCCGCTGTCCCCTGGGTGCGCTCCGTGGATGAGCTTGAGGACACCGTGCCCATGGACCCGTGGAAGGAGTGGGAACTGTCGTGGCCGCCAGTACGCCTGGAGGCTTCAGCTTGACACCGCGCTTTGACGTGATACCATAGTGACAACGGCGCAACGCCGAGACGACATGAGGAGAAGACATGACAGACACCAGTCGCCTGGACAAGATTGCCAAGCTCTTGGCGAAGGCGGAGGACAGCGCCGCGACCGAAGCGGAGCGCGAGGCGTACACGGACAAGGCCACCAAGCTCATGGCGGAGTGGATGATCCAGGATGCCGAGATCCAGGCGCACCGTTCGGGTAGCGACCCTGCGGAACAGATCATCAAGGTGGTGCTCCGCCCGACCGAGCGCAGCAAGCGCCTCCACCACGCGCTGGTCATCCTGGGCACCGACATCGCGGACGCGATGAACTGCAAGGGTTTCATCCAGAGTTACCGGAACATCCCCTATGAGAAGGGGCTTGTCCTGGTCGGGTACGCGTCCGACGTCGCGCGGGTCAAGTTCCTCTGGGAGTCGCTTCAGGGCCAGGTCATCGCGCCGCGTGAGACTGCCCTGCGCAACGCGGACGTTTACAGCTATGAGCCGATGACGCGCCAGCAGAAGGACGTCTTCCGGACGTCCTTCATCAAGGGCTTCGGTGCACGGGTCGGTGTCCGGCTCTGGATCATGCGCAAGGAAGCCGTGGCGGAGCACGACGCCGCCAACGGTGCCGCGTCGGTCAGCACGGACCTGGTTCTCATCGACCGGTCCGACAAGGTGAACCAGTGGGTTAAGGACGAAATGAAGATCGGCAAGGCGCGCAGCCACCGGACCGATTTCGACGCGACGCGCGCCGGTCGCGCGGCGGGTGACCGGGCGTCCCTTGCCACGGGCGCCCTGGACTCCAGCACCAGTGCGAAGGCCCTGGAGGGCTGATGTCCACACTTCAGCTGATCCAGCTGAAGGGTTCGTGCCGGGGGTCCCAGGACCCCCGGCTATGGGCTCTGGAAGATCACACGCTGGAGCGCGTAGCGCCGGACATCCAGATCATGTGCGACCGATGCCCGGTCAAGGTCCAGTGCTTGGAGTACGCGCTGGAGAACGAAGAAGACGACGCCGAAACCGGCGTTTGGGGCGGAACCGCTCCATACCAGCGCAGGGCCATGAAGCGCAAGATCAGCCGCGTGCGCTGCCCTGGGTGCAAGTCGGACGCCGTTGTTCCGACGTACCGGGGTGAGCTGTGCGTATCTTGCGGCATCAGTTGGATGGTCTGAGATGAACAAAGACATGAACGCGCTGGTCAACGCCGCCGAGAAACAAGGGTGGACCGTAACCTACACGGGAAGCGGTCACTACAAATTCAAGTCACCCAGTGGCGCCGTGGTCTTCACGTCGTCAACTCCGGGAAGGTCCCGGTCGCTCACCAACACAAAGGCCCTGCTCAAACGCAAGGGCTTGGACATCTGAGGAGATGAGCACATGAACCAGCCGAAGGAAACCGTTCACGATGCGTTGCGGATCGTGCTCGCGCGCCAGGGCGTGGCCCTGGAGGCTCTGGACACTGCTACGGCGGACGTCATCCGCGTGTTCCGTGGTTGGCTCCTGGAGCACGCGAGCGAGCACCGGGGGAACGCCGCGACCGCCGAGACGGTCACGCTCCGGTCCCTGGAACTGATCTTCGCGGATGAGGTGGAGCAGCTGGCGCGAGCCATCCGCCCGGAGCGTCTGGACATCTGCAAGGACCCCACAACGTCCGAGATCCTGAGCCCGAACCCTTCGGTTCCGTCTCGGCGTGATCTCTGACGTAGAACACGAAGAAGCGCCCTGGAGGATTCCGGGGCGCTTCTTCGTGTGTAGGATCATCACATGGTTACGCTCACGTATCGCATCGACGATGGACCGCTCCAGACCTTTGAGTCTGAGCTGGAGGACCCAGGGGCAGCGCAGCTGGACCTCATCATGGCCCAGCCGATGGCGGACACGTCGTGGCTGATGGACGTCTGGATCGGCCAGGACGCGGACACCACGAAGAAGCCGAACTTCCGCCACCAGCACCAGGCGGGTTAAGCCGCTGCGTGCACGCGTGCCTGAAGATCCAGCTTGCGCGCTGTGGTCCAGGCTTCCGCCCAGCGCCACGCGTTGCCCTCCACCGTCAGCCCGCGCGCCGCGTCGCGCGACTTCTCCGCCATCTCGGCGTACCACGTCGCGTCCTCCATCAGGCGCTTGACCTCCCGATAGAAGTCCTTCGGCTTTGGCGCGAGCACTCCGATTCCGTGGTCACGCCAGAGCCGCCGATACTCAGCGCGCGGACTCACCACCGTGGGCACGCCCACGCTCGCCAGCTCCAGCGGCTTGAGCCAGGACTTCGCCGCGTTGAACGAAGTGTCCGCCAGAGGCGCCAGACCGACGTGGAGACGTGAAATCGCCGCAGCCCATGCCGTGGAGTCCACCACTCCGTCACAGGCCACCTGATCGTCTCTGAGGCGCAACGCCTCCGCGATGTCGACCGGGTTGCCGACCATCCGGAAGCGGTAGCCCTCCGAGACCAAGCGCTGTACGGAGGACCCCATCACGAACGGGTCATCCGGGTGGCTGCGGATCGTGCCGGTCCAGCCGAACGATCCATCCGAGACGTCCCGGGGAAGGTCCAGGTTCATCTCCTGGATCATGTTGTAAAGCACCGCGCTCCGGCCGTGCGGTGCGTAGACCGGGAGAAGCGCCGGGGTGGACACCGTGACGAAGCTCGCTCCGTGACAGGCCGTCGTCGCATTGACCCATGAGTGCGGTCCGATGGCGCGCGGGTGCATCGCCCCGAAGGCAGGGTTACGCGGGTGGATGCGGGTGAGGTCATCGTCCATGTCCACGATCACGGTCACGCCCGCTTCACGGAGCAGCCGGACCGCGCTCACCAAGTTCTGGTGCGTCGGGCGCTGCATCACGATGACCTCAGCGTCCATGGGGTAATTGATCTGGACCAGGTTGCCCTGGGCATCCTGGCGACCACTGAGCTGGAGCGGTGCGTGGAGGCGTTCGTCCGGGAGCACCACCGTGACGTCATGCCCCTGGGACGCGAGCGCGCGAGCAGGCCAGATGAGGCGGTAGTACCCGCAGCCGTCCATGCCGGCCGGGTATACATAGGTCTTCACTTCGTCTTCTCCATTCGTCGGTTCACCAGCGGTCGCCTCGCCCTGATGTGTTGCCGTTCCCTCCAGGCTGGCCGTAACCCCAGTGCCGCCAGTACCACGTTCGTTCCGGCAGATGCGAGATCTTACCCAGGGCATTGCAGCCGAGCGTGAACGCCCAATCTTCACCGGCCACCATGCCGTCTCCGGTCTCGCGGTCCGGACCGCCTAGGAAACCTACCGCCTGGGCCAGCTCGGTACGAACCATGGTGGTGATGGTGGTCTGACGCGGAACCGCAGCGTCCCAGGGGGCGCTGAAGTGCGTCTCCGGGAACGGGTCATAACCGTGCGGCAAGGTCTCAAACCAGGAGTAGACGTAATCGGCTCCGGTCTCCTCCGCGTGCGCCACCAGCCTGGAGAGATGGTGGCCCATGAACAGGTCATCATCGTCCAGGAAAGCCACCCAGGGAGTCTGTACGCGCATCAAGCCGGCGTGCCGTGTCGCTGGCGCGCCCGCGTGCGTCGTGTCTTCCTGGACCAGCACAGTGGCCGCGCGGTGTGACTGCGCTTCGATGGAGGCCATTGCTTCGGCCAGCAGCAGGACGCGCGGCGCGATGGTCGGAACCACTACCGTGATGTTCATCCGGCCAGCACCACCTGGAACATGTTGTCTTTGACGTGACGCTGAACCGTCCAACCGGCGTCCGTCAGTAGTTTGACGTAGCCCGCCTCGTCCCAGGCCCACGCGTGCTCGCCACAGTGGCTCTGGTCGGTCTCGGTCCAGGGCGATGAGCACACCAAGAACTGGGCCACGTCGTGGAGGCGCGCGGCGCGGAGCCGACGCAGCACACCGTGCGGGTCGGTCAGGTGCTCCAGAACCTCTGTCATCACGACGATGTTTCCGAGCTGAACCGTGTCCCAGTCGTCCCCGAAGACGTCCAGAGCAAGCGCCCGGACGCCACGCTCAGACCAGCCCGCCGCGTTGGCCGGGCAGAAGTCATAGCCCCACGTGTTGGCGAAGGAGTGGCTGGACTTCGCGAGCAGCGAGAGGAGTCCGCCGTCTCCACAGCCGAGATCGGAGACCGTGGCCTGATGTCCCAGGCGCTCCTGGGCTTCCCAGGCGAAGCTGGATGCCGCGGCCAGGCGCCACTGGTGCGGAGACTGCTCCAGGTGCGGAGCGCGCTCGCGGTCCGCGTGGAAGTCGACCGTGGAGACCTCAGCGACGTCTCCGGCGAACAAACGGTATTCGGTCATGTGCAGCACCAAATCTGGAAGTTGTAATAGGGCAGAGGGAGCACCTTGTGGACTTCGGGAGTCCAGCCGGCCGCTACCAGCATGGCGCGGATATCCTCCACGCTCCATGACCAGTAATGCTCTGGGTTGGCGTGCGCGTCCGTCTCGTCAATCGGCGTGGAGAAGACTGCGTGCGAGGCGAGGAACCGCGCGCTGCGCAGGAGTCCGTCCGGGTCCGGGACGTGCTCCAGGGTCTCGGAGCAGACGTACAGATCCCACGTCCGGCCGCCACCGTGGATGGACGCGGGCAAGGTGTCCTCCACCTTGCCGATGATGTCGAGATGGTCTGCGAAGACCAGATCCCCGAAGTACGTGCGCTCCACGACGCCGCGCGCCTGGAGAGCCCGCAGGATCGCACCGTCTCCACACGTGAGGTCGATCCCATCGAACCAGCGAGGCTCTTTGGTAGCAGCCCACTCCGCCACGATGTCCACGGTGGTGGCCACACGGACCTTGTGGTCATCCCATCGCGTGTGGTCATACATGGCCGGGTAGATCTCGGCCAGCTGCTCATCCGACCAGAAGGGCCGGAGCTGTCTCCTTGTCATGACGTCAAACCAGCCTGATGCTGTCGGACGTTCTCCACGTCTTCCTGGAGGTTGCCGGCCGCGACGTAAGCGCCGTACCGCTCGCCGTCCGGTCCCATGTGCCCGTTCGCCTCCGTGTAGCCCTCATCCCAGGGGGCGCCCTGGACGATCGGGTGAACGTGGCGGATCACCACGTCGTGCCGGTACGTGAGCGCGTTGAGCTGCGTCCCCAGGTCCCGCCAGAAGTTGTCAAGGTACATGTGGATCAGTCCCGGAGGGACCATGTAGCCCAGCGCCGTGATGACGCTGGAATGCATCAGCACGGCCGTGGGCAGCCCTGGGCCGTGTACCAGGTCGTTGCCGTAGGAGATGCCGCGCGTTCGCTTCGTTTCGTCGATGAGGATGCGATCCCAGCCGGGCGTCTCGGGTACGTGATCGTCCCCCATGAAGCCGACCGTATCGAAGTGCGCGGCGTACTCCGCAGCGTGCCGGTTGAGCGTCGGCCCCAGGCGAAGCCGTGGGCCGACGCGGTAGCTGAACCGGAGGCCGTCCAGGTCCGTGCTCTCCAGGGCCGCGCGGTAGTTCGCCAGCTCCGGATCATCGTCGTCCAGAATGAGGACCAGGCGGGCATCCGCCGTTGACGTCGCGTTAAAGCGTTCAACCAGCCGGACCGCGTTCGCAGGTCGTCCCCGCGTAGGCACAAGGTAAAGGCATTCCATAGCGACGATGCTACGGCATCGTCAGGTCACGGTGTCGGTTCGCCAGCCATCCACTGGACAGCGACATTGGACCAAGTGCTGGCGCCTGCGCCGAATAGGAATAGCTGGAATCCAGTTGCCGTGATGTTGATGGCACGCGAATGCCATTGCGCCGTGGCGCCAGCTCCGGAGTTGATGTTTGTCGTAATCACAGGCGCCGTGGAAAACGGATGCGTGAAAGTCACATTGACCGTAGTAGATGACAGAGACGTGAAGCTGACGCTGGTGATACGGTTCTCCGCCAATGCGAATCCGTGCCCTGGGTTGGCCACGTAACCCACGATGTAATAGCCCGTGGGCGGTACGTAGATCATTGCGACCCGCGCGCCTTCGTTCACCGGCCCGATGAGCGACCGAGCGCTCACCGTCGTTGAGTCACCGTCCAATGTCGCGGGTACCGCCAGGACGTTATAAAAGACGCCATTGGGCGCCGAGCTGGAGGCGGTCCCCAGAATCATCTTCCAGAGCAGGCCCTTACGCGTGAACAGATCAATCATCTGGTCAGCGCCAGCGGAGAAGATGTCAGGCGCGCCAGGGGCTCCGGGTGACGTCGTGTCCGTCATCGGTACGTCTTCCGCAGCGTGTGGGACATCGTGCCACCTTCAATCAGGTCCATGCTCCAAGCCAGCTCCAGCCAGTTCTGCCCCTGCCAGCGAACGACATCGTAGCTGTCATGGCGCGGATCGGGCGCCGTGGAGAGCGTGGTCCGCTGGTAAACGGTCTGCTGGACGCCAATGTTCCGGGCGTACGCCTGGGCTTGAGACGTGGTGGACACCTGCGTATTGAAGATATCCGGGATAACGAATCCCCGGTTTTGAATCGAGTGTGGAGCGCTCGCCGGAATGTCGTATATCCCGATGATCGCGGAAGCCGTGGAATCGCTCATGTCATTTGAGACAACGATGATCCGATTAGGCGCGGTCAACAGGTCGTCAGTTTCCGTAATCGAATCCGCATAGACATGGTCGTATGTGTCCCAGTCGAATGCAGGGACCTTTGTCGCCGGATCGAACGACCGAATCATGTGCAGTTTCTCATCGTTGCTGAACCATGGCGGGAAGTAGTCGCCGAAGGCCGCCAGGTCCGTGAGCACCTGACCGGAGCTGGTGCCGAGCCCCCAGGTATTGAGAATGGTGAACGGGCTTCCGTCGATCAGCTGTTCGATCGTCGGGAAGTCCTCCAAGAGCTGCTGTACCAGCTGCGCCGCGTCAGGCTTGGAGAAGTCGCTGTTTACCTGGGTCGCGATGTCCGGGAAGCCGGTCGATCGTGGTTGGTCAACCGTGAACATCTCGTCCATGAGCACCACGGAGGACTGCCGCCGATTGGTCGTGTACGGAGCCCGCGTGTTGTCCGTGAACATGTACTTACCCAGGGGGAAGGTCCGGCCGTCCGGGAGCACCAGGCGAATCCGGACACGATCCTTGATCGTGTCGATAGCCGCCGTGTCGACAGCATCCAGGCCCAGCGTCAGCTGCCGCATGATGGTGCGCGACGTGTCGTGACCCAGGACCGGGATCTGATCCTGGGTCGGCTGGAGGCTTCCGAGCACCTGGCCGCTGGCCGCGTCGAGAAGATCGAACGCGAAGGTACACGAACGCTGGCCGCGTCCGGTCGGGAGGTCAAACGGGCTGGTTACGTCATCACTGGTCAGCGCTGACATCACGACGAAGCGAGATGACTCCGAGAGGCTGCCGCCGACAGTGGGAACAGGAGCAGGCGGAGGCGGAGCGGAGATGCCCTCCACGATGACCTGGCCCGCGATGGACCAGGACGCGGGCGCCACGGTCGCCGTGGCCGCTCCGAACGACGTGCTGTCACAGAGCCCGCTGCCGACGTTCTGAGCCGCGCCTGAAGTGTTGGTGACCTGCTGGCGCATCGTGTAGCCGGCCGGCTGCGTGAAGGCGACATTGGCGTTTGACGCGGTGCGCGCCGCCATGGCGCCCACCACGATGTCATCCGTGGCCGTGGTGGCTGCCGACATCGGAACGTTGACGCTCGATGCGCCGTTGTCCGCGAACGTCACGGCGCGAACGGTCCCGTTACTCCCGGAGTACGCGGCCAGACACCAGTTCAGCTGTTGCGAGCTGGCTCCGGTCACGGTCAACGTGGACCCTGGGTCCGGCGCGGTCGCCACGCGGTAGAACGTGGCCGCCTGCCCCGCCGCTCCGGACAACGCGACGACACCAGGTGACGTGAGGGTCCAGCCAGCCGGCGTGTTGATCGTGCCGCTACCAATCAGCAGCTTCAACACAACGACAAGGACCATCACGTCACCGACCTGGACGGTAACCGGGATGGTTCCCGCCGCTGAGCTGGTGGTGCCGACAGCGGTCACGCCATCGCGGTAGACAGGCACACTCATGTCATGCCCCTGGGTTCACTGCGTACGGCGTGGCCGTGATCTCCGTGACCGCGACCTGTGCGACCTGGAGAGACCGATTGCGCTGGATGCGGATGGAGGGAACCACGACGTTCGCAAACCACCGGTCTCCCAGTTCGTTGCGCACGCAAACGTACGGCAGGTCCGCCCAGCCCATGTCACGGAGACTCTGCGCCGCCGCGCGCAGCACCGGACCGCTGGCAATGGCCGCATTCTGGATCAGGATCCCCCTGGAGAACTGCTCGCCTCCGCGTTCGGTCGGGCGGTAGGCCGCCATGAAATCGCGCCCGTAGAGCCACTGGAGGCGACTCCGGCCGGACTCCGGGAACGTGAAGTCTTCGGACGGAGTGCCGTCCCACGACTCCGCGTAAGCGAGGTTGTAAATCCCGCTCTGTGCGTAGTTTGACGTGAAGACAAGGACGCTGTTATCTACGCGCCGACCGATGACGCCGGGCGCCGTGATCGTGGAGGTCACCGTGGCGGACCAGCTGCCGACGAAGCCCAGCACGTTGACCAGTCGCACGCGGTAGCTGGTGAGGATGCCGATACGTGCCTCGTAGTCCGCGAAGCCGGTAGCCGACTGGAGAGTATTTCTCATGATCGGGTACCACGTGGGGTCCACGGTGTCAGAGCGCTGAAGCTCCACGTACTGGATCGTTGCGAGCGAAACCGAGAAGTTGTCAAAGAGCACGGTCACGGGCAACGTGTTGGTGTTGGTCGCATCCAGCAGGCTGCCGAGCCCTGCCACGCCGGACGTGAGCGCTGAGTCCGCCGTGACGATCGTCGGCTGCCCTGGAGGGTTCGCGCCGTTGGGCCACACGGTGAAAGACAGCATGCTCCCCTGGACCAGTAGCTTCCCGTAGAAGCCGGTCCCCGCCACGTACGTGCCGACGAACGACGCGGTAGCGAGCGTGGTTGTCACGCCAGCCACCACCTTGGCGATGCTCGCGGACACGGTGCCGGTCGTGTTGAACTTGATCTCACCGTAATAGTGGTTGCTGGTGTCGACGTAGCGCGCGTAAATGCGCCCGTAGACCGGGCCACCAGTGGCCGCCACAGACGTGGTGATGAGCGCGGTAACCGTGCCGTCCGCGTACGCGGTCCCCAGGACCGCGCGTCGGGTCACGTTGACGTTGGTGTGTGTCATCACGCCAGAGCCACCCGTGACGGAGTAGTCCGACGCTGACCCGCCCACCGTGGTCCAGGCGCCGCCGACATCTGCGTTACCCCAGCCACCTGGAGCAACGTTCCGGCCGAACGCGTCGAATGCCGCGCCCACGGGCGGAGTCCAGGAGACCTGGTTGTACGTGATGCCGGTCGGTACGCTCATCGGTTGGTTGCTCGGAGCGCAGAGCACGCCCAACCCTGTGACCGCTTGAGACGCCGTGACGACGCCGATTCCGGACACTGTCGGCGGGTCCTGGGAGAACAGGAGTACGGCGTCCGAGGTGACATCCAGGGCCGCGCCGGATACCTGCGGAGACTGCCATGTGAGCGCCATGGCGGAGCCGGATGGCGCAAGGTACGTCGCGGAGCTGAGCCGCTGGAGCGACGGTACTTGATTCAACAAGTTTCCCGGTATGCCGGAGACAGCCGGAGCGCTGACGCCCAGTACCTCCCAGCGATTGCCCACGGTCTCACCCGTCGCGGACCAGTTCCAACCAGCGGAGCTGATCTGTGCTCCAGTAGGCGCCGAGCTGAGCCGGACGTTTACCTCCTTCCAGCCATCCACGATCTCCGGGAGCGCATCGAACTGCGCCGGGGTGATGGTGGCCGCAAAGGAGCCCTGCGAGAGCGACAGCGGCGTAACGGTGTCCCCGAACCGGCGTGCGTAGTAACGCGCCTGCGGGAACGTAGCGGACGGTACGGCGGTCGCGTCGATCCCCTGGGAAGTGATGATGTTGCCGTACACGGGAGCCGCCGCGCGCCGACCGTAGACGTGCACTTCCGGGAACACGCCGCTGCCGGAGGCATGCAGCGAGATCTGAGGCAGCAGCTTGACGGTCGTCTCCTGCGTGAACGTCTGGCCCACGTTGTCCCAGGGGGGAAATGGAATGTTGACCTGGACGCCGCGCTGCGGGTCCAGGCCGTAGAACTGGCGCACCTGGTTCAGCTCCGGTACGACGTCCACCACGCTGTCCGTGGACGTGTAGTCGCCCATCGTCGGACTGCTCACCACGACGGAGTAAACGCCAGCCGGAATGACCGGGTTGTTCGCCAGGGTCACGGCAGCGTGCATCGGGATGACGTTGGCGCCCGTGTTGAAGTTGTTATTGAAGTTCGGAGGGCCGTTGTCGTACCGGCAGCCTCCATACGCGATCCGCTGTTCCTCGCAGTAGACCACTTCCAGCTGGACGCTCTGGAGCACGATGTCATTAATCGATGAAGCGCTTTGACCGATGATCGTCAAGAAGAACGGATGCGTAGCCGTGCTGACCATCCGGAGAAGCTGCTCCAGGGTGAACGGTAGACATTCGTTGGTAGTGATCGCAGTCGTGTTCGCCCAGAAGGGATTGACCTCACCCAGGGGGACACGGTGCGTGGTGAGCGCCGTGGTGCCTACCTCGCCCGTGATGTAGCCGTAGAACATGAGGTCCGCGAAGTTATCGAGCAGGCTGAGGAGAAGGCCGCCTCCGCCGTACGCGTCCACACCGTTCGCGCGCATGGAGTAGATCACGCTCATTGACATGATCCGCTTGCCCTGGAGCTGTTGGGCGTACGGCGTGAAGTCAAAGTAGATGTCAACTTCGCCGTTGACCGTGCTGTATGTGATGCCGGGACTGGACGGGTTCTGAAGCGCCTGCGGAACCGTGGTCGCGGGAGCGTTGATCGTCGCACCGCCCGACCGGTTGCCGGCCGTGCACGGGACGTACAGCTTCCGAAGCGGACCGCTGGAGTCCTCCAGGCCAGCCGGGTAGAGCGCAACCTGGATGACCTGACCGTTCACGAATCCGTCAGGCTGCTTGTCCACGTAGAACTGGGCGGACGCCAGCGTACGGGCTGCGGGCAGCACCAAGCGATGTCCCACCTCCACCGTGTTGCTGGCGCGAGACAGGGTCAGGTTCTCATCGCGGATGCCCACCCATTCCTGGCCCACGATGACCGGGCTGTCCGGGTTGTAATTTCCCATCTCAGAGCGCCCTTACGTTGTTTCGGACATTGCGACGTGCCAGCGCGTCCCCTACGCCCTGCCCGGCAGCCTGACCGGCAGCGTACGCCTCAGCCGGCGTGGGAGTCACACCAACGAACTGAACCACTACAGCGCCCGGACCGAGCGTCACGCCCGCTGAGTTGCTGGTGCTGGAGTTGTTCGATACCGGGGAAACCAGGTTCTGGATGCTGGTGGCCGCCGTGACCGCGTTGTCATCCAACCCCCTGCTATAGCCCTCCACGGACTGCTTACCGATCTCCATGAAGACCTTGGACGGACTGGAGATGCCCAGGGCCGACTTCGCCCCGTCGATGATGTCGCCCATGGCTCCGGTGATCGTGGAGATTGCGGAGCCGATCATGTCCTCAACGCCGTTGATGAGACCGGAGATGATGTTCTTGCCAGCGTTGTAAAGCCAGTGGATCGCACCACTTGCCCAGTTCAGCGCCTTGGTCTTGAGCGAATCGAACTGCGCCATGACCTTGCCCGGGAGACCCTTCGCGAACGCCACCGCGTTGTCCACGCCCGTGGAAAACTTTGACTTGACGTCAGACCACAGCGCCGAGACCGACCGGGAGACGCGCCCTGGGAGCGAGCTGAAGAAGTCCACGACGTCATGCCAAAGCCGGGCCACCAGTGCCGTAGCAGCTGCCCAGAGCCGCTGGAAGTAGGACGTGACCAAGCCGGGCAGCGCCTCCGCGAACGCCACCGCGTTATGGACGCCAAGGGCGAATTCCTTGGTCACCCAGTTCCACAGCTTGGAGACCAGGGAGACGATCTGACCAGGTAGGGCTATGAACTCCTTGATGATGAGACCGAGCCCGAAGCCGATGGCAAAGAGCATCATGTGGAGCGCGTCACCGATGAGCCGGACCAGCTCTCCAGGGAGCGCCGCCAGGGCAGAGCCGATCTTGCCGGGCAGCGACGTGAAGAAGTCCAGCACCGCGCTCCACGCCTTGGAGAACCAAGATCCGATAGACGATCCAAGATCCTCAAAGAACTTGACCACCGCGTGCCAGCCGTCCGCGAACGCGCCGCCGATGTCCTTTCCGATCTTGGACCAGTTGAGCTTGGTCAGCCAGGTGACCGCATCCACGATCCAACCCACGGCCACGCTGAGGATGTCCGCCAGCGCGCTAATCAGAGGGATCAATCCATTGATGGCGAGCCAATCCAGGATCTTCACGGCAAACGCGATGACCGGAATCAGGATCTTGTCCAGCAAGACAATGAGCTTCGTCAATGCCGGGATCAGCGGGAGCAGGGACAGAACAACCTGGAGGATCGGTGGAATCAGCTGGAGAAGCGTGGGGATCAGCGGTTGGATGGCCTTCCAGACCTCAGCCCAGATGGGCGCCATCTGCTCAAGCACCTGAAGCAGGACATCTCCGATGGCGCTGGCCAGCTGCGCGATCACTGGCCCCAGCTGCTCGAAGATCTTGGAGACGTCCATCAGGATCGGTGCGAGCACCGCGCCGAAAATCTGGCCGATCTTGACAATAACCGGGATCAACGGTCCCAAACCGGTTAGAAGCGCCTGAACCAGCGTGTCAATGACCGGCGTCAGAGCGTCCAGGATGGGCGCAAGCCCCTGGGCCAGTGCGCCGATCAGCTGCCCCGCCAGGACAAGCAGGGGCGACAGCGCGGTCACGATGTTGGCGATGGCCGTACCCAGGGGGACCAGCGCGGTAGCCAGCGGACCCATGGCCGTGCCCAGGGCATCCAGGATCGGACCGAGGATGCCGGCCAGCGCCGTGGCCAGTGTGCCGAGCACGGGCAGGATGGCCGCCAGGAGCGTGCCGAGCTGCGGAGCAATCATGCCGATGGCCTGGCCAAGGACCGGCGTCAGCTGGCCAAGGCTCGCCTTGATGCTGGGAATGACGGGCGCGAACGCGTCCGACAGCGCCATTGACATGGTGTCAGAGAAGGTGGAGAACACGCCCGTGAGCGTCTTGCTCTGCTTCTCCATGGCGCCCGCCGCACCGGGGAATTGGTTCATCCCCTGGAGCAGCTGATTGACGCCGGTCTTTGCGTCGATGGAGCCCGCTGAAATCTCCTGCATCACCTGGGCCGTGGACTCTCCACGTACCTTGGCGATGGCCGCGACCGCCGAGAATCCAGGCAGCGCGTTATTGATCTGGTTCAGGTTGCCCAGGGTGAGCTTCCCCTGGGAAGCCGTCTGACCCAGGGCGAGAGTGATGGAGTCGAGTGCCTGCGCGCCGCCACCGGTCTCTGAGACCAGGTTGCCGATGGTCGTCAGGAAGGGATTCAGCTGCGCCTGGGTCTGGCCGATGGCCGCCGCGAACGCGTCGAATCGTTCCGCGCTTGTCGTCAAGTCCTTGAATTCAAACGGCGTCGCAGCGGCGAACTGTTGCAGCGCCTTGAATTGCGCCTCGCCCTTGGCCGCCGACCCGGTGAGGCTGGAGAGCGCCACCTGAACCTGTTCCAGGTTCGCCGCGCTCTTGAGACCGAACCCGCCCAGGAGCGCGAGCCCGCCACCGATGGCCGTGACGGCAGTCGTACCGAAGGCCGCCATCTTGGAGAAAGCGCCCTTGACCTTGCCGCCTGTTTCCTCGCTCTTGACCGCGATCTGATCCAGGTTCCGATTCGCCGCGTGCTGCGCCTGATCGAAGTCCGCCCCGATGGCGTCGGCCACCTGGTTGAACTCTGCCTCAATGGCCGCGCCTGTGCGCTCCACGTCGGAAGCCATGGCGCCGAAGGCTTCCTCAGCGCTGATCTGGATGGAGCCGAACTCCTTCTCAATGACGTTGGCCAGCCCAGCGAACTGAGCCTCCATCGCCTTGATTACGGCGTCCACCTCGGACTCTGCGCCCGCAAGACCGCGACCGATGCCGATGTCAGTCTCAGACGCGAACGTACTCAGGTCCGGTTGGATTCGGACCTTCGCGACATCGATCACGGTCATGCGAGTTACCCCCGTTGTTCCAGCTCCGCCAAGACGGACATGTTGCTTTCGTTCGCTTCTTCGTCGTCAACCCACCAGCTGGGTGGCGGGGGCATCCGCACATCAGCGGACTGGCCTGCCGCCCTGGGCATCGGGGCCGTTCGTACGGAGAGGAGAACTCCGGTCAACTGTTGATCCAGCCGGTTGAGTCGGTTGGCCTGATCTTCAGAAACCTGGGTGGAGATCAGCTCTCGGAGATATGCGTGGACAAGGTTGAAGGCTCGCCAGGCAGGCCAGTCGACCCATCCGGCACATCCGTGAGCGCAGGCCCATCCATCGAAGTGATGGAGGTTTCCCCGCCGTCCGAGCCAGGCGCAGATGGCGCGGACGGCTCCGAAGGGCGCAGGCCGTACTTCTCCAGCGCCCAGTTCGTGATCCGCATCAGCTGTTCGTGGCCGATGGGCTCCTTCTTGGATGACATGCGCTCGCGGAAGCGGTCCGTACAGTCGTCGGTCAGCAGGATGTCATAGATCTTGAGCATTCCCCCGATGTCCGGCGACCCGTCCGCCTGGCGAGCGCCCTTGATGGCGACCAGGACGTCAGCGACCAGACCCAGGGGGATCTGCGGGATGATGTGGAACAGGTCCGCGTTGACCGTGAACGGGTGCGGATCGAGCGAGAGCGAGAAGTCCGCAACCGTGGTTGCGCCGTTCTCATCCATGAGTCCTCCAGGCACGTTGTTTCATTACGTCTGCATCGTCGCACGGCCGGAGAACATATAGAACATGGTCTATCCCTTCGCTGCGATCAGCGCGTCCTTCAGGAAGGGGTTCGGCAGCATGCCAGAGGACTTCATGGAGAACGTGTACGCCTGCTTGCCCTTCTTCTTCAGGTTCTTGCCGGTCGGACCCTTGGTCTTCCAGCGGAGAACCTTCTTGTTTACGGGCACGATCATCGCCGCGTTGGGGCCGTGGATGCCCGTGCCGTCGTGGACCTCCAGGGCGTACTCCACATTGGTGCCGACTTCCGCCGCTGGGTAGTTATTGAAGGTCACCATCACCGTGATGACGGAAGACCGCAGGCGCCCTGTGTCCACGCGCTTCGGGTGCGTTCCACCGTCTCCACTGATGTTCTGCTTGGCCTTGCTCTCCACCTTCAGACCGCGCCGGAGCATGTCCTTATAGAGCCCGCTCTGCGGTCCGGACAGGAGCGCCTTCAGCGCCGCGTTGTCCAACCCCTGGCGAGACACTGACGTCATGTCAGACTCTTGTCCAGCGGGCAGCACTGCGGGATGAGCGAGAAGCGGAACGATGTCTCCGTGCCGCCGCACTCACCCAGCGGTCCCACCGGAACCTGGTCGTATACCTGCCAGTCAGCGATGAGCGACACGTTCACTTCCGCCAGTTCCTCCAGGATGCAGGACAGCGTGCCCCAGACCACCCAGGCATCCTGGGACTGGAGGACAGCGGCCTGAGTCTGCGCGGCATCGGATGGAGGGTTCCCGTTGTGGTCTGCCCCTGGGAGGCAGCGCACCAGCCGAATCCGGCAGTCGAAAACGATTTTGAAGTCAGAGCAGTTGGTGACCACAGCCGCGTCATCGTTCGGGAAGGTGCGCGTCCGGTAGGACCGGGCCACCCAGGCGTCAAGCTGGCCACACTGGCACCAGTCGTCAGCCGGCATCGCGCCGGGCGTGAAGATGACGTGTGAGACCTTCTCGGTACTGGCCGCCAGTGCCGCCGCGAGATCGGACAGGATGCCGGTCACGATGTTGCCGACAGACGGCATGTTCCATGCGTAGCCGGTCACTGTGGATCTCCCGTGATTCGGTACAGCTCGCGATCGACGTCATACGCCTGCGGACGACTCATCAGCGCGTGCGGGTTCATCTGGGAAATGAAGACGTCACACCAGTACATTCCAAGCCGGCCGTCCGGAAACAGGTCGGTCGGGTCCAGGAAGTTCATGGTCACGCCCTGGCGCACCAGCTGTTGCACCGGCTTGCCAATGGAGCAGTCATCTTCGCACGCCATCGCCTTGGCTACCTGCTGCGTCAGCTCGGCCCAGGCCAGCCTTCCGGTGGCGTTCAGCGGCACGCCGGACGACAGCGTGACACTCCAGGTTCCGACCTGGGTATCCGCCTTGGAGAGGTCATTGCACAGCGGCCAGATTCCGCCGTCCGTGCGCACCAGGTAGCGCATGTCATCGACGCGGTACGCCGTAGGGGCCAGAACCGCACCGTCCACCTTGACCTGGGTCACAGCCGAGACCGGAGACGGGAGCAGCACTTCAGAGACGAAGTTGCAGGAGCAACTGCGCTGAGCGCAGCCGTTGCCGCACGCGATGTTGTACCAGACGCCCTGGTAGAACAGGGGGCGCGGGTACTGGCCGAGCTGCCACCACTGGCCGATGAACGGCCAGTCTCCGAAGCAGCTCGCCGCGCACGGGCGGATGGTCATGGCACACGCGCCGATCTGGCGCCCGGTCATGCTCCAAAGGATCTCGGCAGCCACGTGCGACGCGACGCCGGTTACCGCAATGGCTGCCGGGGTGAGAGCGCAAAAGTACGTCGGCACTCCCCACGAATCAACGCAGGGGCCGAACGCGTCGAAAGTGACTGGCTGACTCATCTTCTCTCCTCATACGAACGCGGACCAGAGCCGGGCATACGCCCTGTGCTCCGGCCCGCGTTCCCCCGTGCCTGGGTTAGACGAGCGTCACCGCGCCGCAGCCGGCGACCGGGGGCGCCGTTGTCGTCACGTTGTACGCGTAGTGGTCGCCCACCTGGAAGGTCTGACTGTTGAGGTAGCCGGTCGGTGGTGTCGCTGTGGGCAGTGACCCCCAGCTCGGATACGCCTCATCGGTCTCCATCTTGAGATCGAAGTTCAGGACTCCGTTCTCAATGGACCAGTCGCCCACCATGCCGTGCCCCGCGTTCGCGAAGGCCCAGTAGATGTACTGCTGGAGGCCGTTGATGCACGACGCGCGCCCGGCAACCTGCTGCCAGACCTCCATGGAGACGCGCGCCAGGTTGATGGCGTCATTGAAGAACACGCCGGTACCCGTCGCGCCGTTCGTGATGAGCCGGGAGCCGGTCACCATGACGATCATGTCCGGGTCCATCGTGCAGACCGAGACGTCCAGGGAGACGCGCTTGAGCGTGGGCGCGTCCTTCTGGTTCACGCAGAGCGCACCGTTGGCGAGCTTCTGAATGAACTCCGTGCCCTCCTCATACTGCGGGGAGGGCTTGATGGCGATGAAGCCGGCCGACGTGACGACTGCTCCGGACGCGCCGGTCACGGGAACGCCGCACTGGTCCAGCTTGATGAGGCGGAATAGCGTGCCCTTGATGGCACTCACGCAGGTGGCGGTCATTTACGTTCCCCCGTGCTAGTTGTTACCGGTCAGGTCAACACGCACGGCAAAGAGGCAGCAATTCCAGTTGAACTGGTATGGCTGCTCCATGATGAACCGCATGGAGTTGACGTCACGTCGAAGCGCTTGGTTGATCGTGCTGGTAGCCCGTGCCTCACCACGCCGGTACTGGAGAGCACCGGTCGCGTAGATCCAGACCTGACCCAGGGTCGGAGTGCTGCCGTCCGGGCCGACGTTCGGGTTACCCCCGCCAGCGTTGATGAGCGAGCCGGAGGGAGTGTTCGCGAAGTTGCCGTTGAGATTCAGGATGAAGTGGCTGGAGAGATGCGCGAACGCACGGCGTGGCATGTGGAGCGTCGGAACCCCTGGGTAACAGGACCCCATCGCTTCCTCAAGCAGCCCCACAGCCTCCACGATCGACGTAGCGAGACCCGCCGAGCCTGAACCGGAGACCACCACAGCCGCAGGCTGGAGAAGGATCTCATTGCCCACGCCGAAGACCTGGGCATTGGATGCCAGGTGCGGATAGACCGCAGCGCCGGAAGCAGCCGGAGCCGTCGTGATGCCAGTCCAGAACGTCTTTTCGATCGCACGCGGGGCGCCACGTTCCAGCGCCGCCCGCGTGCGAGCCTCGTAGTCAGCGAACTGACCGACCGGCGAACAGTCGATGTACGAATAGACCATGAACGCGTCGGCACCGCGAGCCGCGATTCCAACGCTGGTCGGCGTCTTCGTCCAATCGAGCGCCGGGTTGACCGGGCAGTCCGCCTGGATGGTCTTGGACGTTTCGCACGCGTCCGGCTGGAACCAGGTTCCAGCCATCCAGTGCGAATCGCCGTCCGGGACCAGCTGCGCAACGGACAGAAGTCCATAGGGCAGCGGGTCCAGACGAGGCGGAGCTACCTCGCGGTAAAGGCCCAGTGTCATTGCCGCTCAGCTCCTTCCGGGGTAGCTCCGCGCGTCTGTGTCGGTCGGTGTTACAGCGTGCACGGCATCGTGACGTCAGCCCCGACAGCCCCGTTGGAGCAGATCGGGACGGTCACCAGCCGCGACTCGTGGCCGATCATGGCCGTGAGCCAGCAGTCCTCGGACCACGCCGCCGTGTAGTCGTTCGTGGCGTTGAGCGTGGAGTCCCGGACGATGCCGAGATCCAGGCTCAGGCCGTTGCCCTTAACCCACGTGCCGGCCGCGTACAGCATGAACTGGACGCTGGAGGGCCACGCCGTGAGCGGGGTGGCCTGGCCGAACTGCGAGGCGCCACGAACCTGCCAGTCCTGGACGAACTGGACCGCGACGTTCCGCAGCGTGAACCAGGTCGCGATCTCCGCGTCCGTGATGTTGAACGCCGCGTCCGGGGAGTCCCAGCCCTTCCGCTTGGCCAGGTCCGCCCGGATCATCGACTTGATCCAGTTCGGGAAGATGGCCTCCAGGACCGCGCCGTCACTCATGGCGTACTTCGTCCGGTAGTCCACCACCTGCATTTCGATGGAGTTGAGTACCGGGACCGCCGTGCCGATGCCCGTGGCCGCGTAGCCGGTGACCGGAACCGAACCGGCCGCCATCTGCGCGATGACGCGCGTGTTCACGCGGTGCGCGTGCGCGGCCATCACCAGACGCAGGAAGTTGGCCAGCTGCTCCGGCCACGCGTCGGTGGTGAAGTTGCCGGCCGTGATGCAGATGCCGTCACAGGCGAGCCGGGCTTCGTTGTACGACGCGCACGGAACGCGGGCGCAGGTCTTGGTGCCGGACTGCGCGGTACCGGTGGCCGCCGCGATGTCCTGAGTCTCATTCCAGACCCAGAGACCGGTGGACGCCGCCAGGTCGCCGAAGCTCGGAGACGTGGGCCAGCGCATGCCGCCGCGCCGGATGCCGGTCGTCGGAACGTCGATCATTCCGTCTTCGGCCACGATGTTGAAGAAGTCGTAACTGATCTCGGAGGGAGCGCACCAGCCACCGGCCGCGACCAGCGCAGTCGGGTTGGCCGCAGCCTGGATGACCTCCCACGCCGCATCCGGCGTGGAGTTGTCGTCCAGGTTGAACTTGTACTCCCGCTGGAGCTGGGCAACCGGCACGTAGTTCGGGCTGCCGTGCGTGACCGGGACGGTCCGCGCACGCGAGGCGAACGCCTTGACCAGGTCCTTGTAACCGTTGAGCTGAGACCCCTGGGTGAAACCCCGGATGTCGGCCGACGCGACCAGGACCGCCTCCGCGCGGGGAGCGTTGCTGTTGTTCACACGCGCAGCCGCGTCCGACAGACGGACGTTCAGCTGGCTGCCGGACTTGAGGACGTCACGAACGTCCGTCTTCGGACGCGCGCCAGCGACCAGGGCCGGCTCTGCCGGAGCAGGCTCAGCCGGGGCCGAACCGTCGCCCGCGTCGCCTTCGCCTTCGCCTTCGCCGCCATCGGTGTGCACGCGACCGCGCAGACCGTCACGCGACGCCGCCAGCTCGGCAGCGGCCTGCGCGCGGGAGGTGGACTCGCCACGGATCGTCTCGATGCCGGCGACCAGATCCTCAGCGGCCTTGAGGCCCGCCGCGTCCAGCGCGTCATCCGACGTGATGCGATCGAACTCCGCGACCGCCTTGGTTTCCAGCTCAGCGAGCTGCTCCGGCGTCAGTCCCGCGAGATCAGCAGGGATCTGCACGCCGCCTTCGTTCTTCTCGGGCATCGCCCATTACCCCCGTGCTCTGTGGGAAAGACATGGTGTCGCTGCCGCGAGGATAAGTCGTGGAGAGATCGTCCGTACAGCGTAACGACGCAAACTTACGCCTTTGCATGGAAACGGCCGGTCCCTCCGTGGCGGGGGAGGAACCGGCCGTGTCCCAGGGGGCTCAGGAGCCCGCGTTTACCAGAGCGTTCTCCGTGCTCTGGCGCGCTGCCTCAGCCGCGTCCAGCGAAGCGGCTTCACGCCGTGCTGCTTCTGCCTGTGCCTGCGCTGAGGTCCAAACCTCGCGCGTTGCAGATCCGCCACATCCACACATGGTGTCACCCCCTTCCGTCAAGCCGCGCCCGGAGCGCCGCCGCACGCGTCTGCGGGTCACGCCCGACGCGAACCGCGAGGTTCCGAGCCATCGTGTTGATGGCCGTCTGGTTCTCGCGCGCCCGCAGTTCTTCCATGCTCGGCATCAGGCCCGCCGCGACCAGTGAGACCTGCTCACCATTGTGCATACCGACACGGAGCCGCTGGACCGGGAAGCCGGGCACGTTGACCGCGAGCATGGCCACCAGCCGGAACATGCCGCCGATGCGCCGCCAGTCGCCGGAGAGCTTGGCCGCGCGCAGTTCCATCAGCTTGCCGGCCGAGACACCAGGCTTGACGACGCCCGCCACCCAGATGCCGAACTCATCCTCGCCGCTGGCGACGATGGCCACCATGGAGCCCGTGTTGTCGTAATGCTCAGCCGCGCGCCGGGGATCGATGCCGACCGTGGGGGCGTGGCCGGTCGCCATCGTGACCGTGCCGACCGGGACGCGTGCGCCGCTGGCCGTGATGACCTCACCCAGCCGGTAGAAGTCGTGGAAGCCTTCGCGGGGCGCAGCGGTGCATGCGCCGGGGTAGCCGATGTGGCAGGCGTCCCAGGTCGCTCCGTGCCCCTGGAACAGGTGCCACTCCCCATCCGCCGATGCCGTGATCGTGATCGGGGTCGGGCTGGTGAAGTTCGGGTTTTCAAACGCGTAGTCCGGTGGTGCCAGCACTTCGGTGGCGGACGCGTAGAGCGCCTGAACCGGAGCGTCCAGCCCACTGGTGGTGAACGTCTGAGGCATCAGCCCTCCTGCCTTCAGGTGTCCGGCAAGGTGATCGTATGCCGCGCGCCGGTCGGACAGGCTCATGGCCAGGTTCGTATTGGTGAGCAGTGCGCCGACGCCCGCCGCGCAGGCGGTCAGGTTGGCCGCCCCGATCGACCCGTCCGCGTTGATCTCATGGTGGAGGAGTCGGCAGTCCAGGCGACTGATGGAGCCCGCGCGCACCTTCCCACCGTCCGCCCAGGCGAACGCCTCGCGCGCCACGTCCCAGGTGAGATGCGAAGACAGCCGGGACATGTGACGGCTGGACAGCCACTCACCATCCGACGTCAGTTCGTTGCCGGCGTCGCCGGAGGCTGCCGGAGCGTTGATCGGGACGTTCTGCGGCATCGCAGGCTCAGGCGCCATGGGCACCGCGTCCGCGCTGACCAGGTGGATCTGAGCTTCCTCAAATGCCGAAATGGCCACCATCGTGGCTCCCCGGATGCGACCGCGCGTGAACATCACGGTCTCCGGCTCTGCCATCATGTCAGATTCGTCTGTGCCCTCCGGGAAGATCAGCTCAACGTCAGAGTTGCCCACGCTGTCCACGTCGACACTTACCCACTTGTTGAAGCCGTTCTCCACGCTGGTGTACGCCTTCATGCCTTCGTCCGTGGAGAGATCGAAGGTGCCGCGCGCACGGATGACCGCCGAGTTTGCCGGGTCGCGCCACATCTGGTCCAGGCGACCGACCACGACGGAACCCATGTGCTCCCCGAAGTTCTCCCGTGCCCAGGAGAACGGCTGAGGCGTCGGGGCGAACTCCAGCGACCCAGGGGCGAACATGCGGCCATCGCCGGTCGGGATGCCTTCGATGACCATGACGCCTTCAAACGCGCCGGTCGGTCCCGCAGCGGCCTGGTTCGGAGTCTGCGGCATGTTCGTGTTACCGATACCCCCGACGTCGCTGCCGCCGTCCCCGGAGACCGCTGGAGCCTCCACGGCGTCCGCCAGCGAGACAGTCTCGCCCGCCATGGCCACCGGGTCACCGACGATCAGCGGGATATCCACCACGACGCCCGCGAAGACGACGCGCACGCGGTCCAGGGTGATCGGGCCGACACGTGAAATCGCCTGCGCGAGCGCGGAGACGTCGCCGGAGTACGCCAGGCAGACATGCGGAATCCAGGGGGAGTGCTGCTCCGGAATGCAGCTGTCCCACGTCGCGCCGTAGAGCGCGCTCTCCACAGCCCACCGGGCGGACATGAGTCCATCCGTGCCCTCCACGTTGAGGACCACAGCCGGCTCCGCACCCAGGGGGTTCCAGAGCGCCGCGCCGAAGCCGGTCACCTGGAGGGCAGGCTGTCCCAGCACGATCTCCGTAACGCCAGCCACGATCGCCTGACGCGCCGCGCTGTCGTACTGCGCGGCATCGCCCAGATAGAACAGGGTCAGGTGAAGTTCCTCCGGAGCCTCACCCCCTGGGATGGCCAGCCGCGCGATGTCGTCCGGGCTCGGCACCAGCGCGATCATCGCGCCGGACTTCTCTGCCATGACGTCAGAGTCGCTGTCGTCGTCTCCGTCCGGCTCATCGTCTTCCGTCGCCGGAGGCGCAGTCACGGGCGCTGGCGTGGCCGCGACCAGTCCGCCCGGACGCGCGCCGAGAAGGAGCCCGTACGCGTTGACGGTCTCCTCGTCTTCGATCACGTGAAGCTGAACGTTGCTGTCATCAGTCAGCGCCGTGAGCTTTCCTGTTGGCCGTGTCATCGGATGATCCTCACTCGCACGACGGTTTGACGTCCCTTTTCGTATACGTCCAAAACTTCATATTTGGTGCCTGCTGCTAGCAGCATTTCGTTTTCGCCCTGGTTCGCGCTGATGTGGTCGATGAAAGCCATCTGCGAGCCCGTAGGAGCTTCCACCTGAATCAATACAGGCTTATAGGAGAAGGCCGCGCTGCTACCAACGCTCGTGGAGAAGAAACCTTCATCCTGCATCTTCTTGCCGATGAGCTTCTTGAGGTCCGCAGCGGTCGCGTTGTCGCCCAGTCCGAACTGCTTGGCTGTGGTGCCGCGCCAGAGCGTCATGGGCCGCGTGCTCGGACGCATGCCCTTCTGCGCGTCTCGCGCCGACTTCTTCAGCGACTCCGTGATGTGCGGATTCGTTCCGCGAAGCCAGGGGTTGATGTCCAGGTAGTACGAATCGGAATAGACGTACAAACCACGCTGTTCCGCAGCGGTCCAGGGCGCCGATGCGTTCTGCAAGGTCAGCGCCTCAGAGTTGCTGATCTCATCGAACGTCGTGGAGGACTGGAGGTTCCACGTCAGCTTTGGCAGGCTGTCCAGCTCCGGCGTCGGCTTGCCCAGGGCGACCTTTGCCGCCTTCGGAGTCCCCGGAGGCGCGAAGCTGGAAGGCTTCTTGATCTTGCCGATGCTGCCCCACTTCGGCGTGTACCCCGCCGTGGAGATGTAGTCCTTGCCGGGCTTGGTCTTCGCCCACTTCAGCATCTTGGTTTCGTACCAGTGCGCATTGGGCTGACCCCAGTACGCCGCGAACTGCTCATCCATGGTGCGGAGCACCTGGAGAGCGTTCAGCGTGTCTCCGGCCCACGTGTTCTGGATGTGGAGGACCGTGTCCCAGATGGCCTTATTGGGGCTGGTGATCGTGGAGTCAGAGAGCGTGATGCCCTTGATCTTGAGCTTGGCGTCCGGAGCGATGCCGGAGATATCGCCATCCGCGCCGAAGCTCGGCACGGTCGCGGTTCCACCGGCCGCTGGCGGAGTAGCCGGCGTCACCTTGGACTTTGCGAGATCGTCCACAGCCTTCTTGCCGGCCGGACTGTTCAGGTAGTCCTGGACAGCAGCCTGCGCCGCGTTAACAGATCCGTTGACGTCATCGACGATTCGAGCCATCTGGAGGTCAGTCAGCCCAGCCGCGTCCGCGTTGACGTCCTTGACGCTCTGGAACGCCTTCCACAGATCCTCGCCCTTGCCGCTGTCCAGCGCCTTCCAGTCCAGCCCGTTATAGATTTGGCTCTTTACGTACGATGTGACCGATGTGGGCAGCGTCGTCAGATGGCCTGTGGCGGACGGAACGAACGTGGCCGGGGTGGGAGGTACCCCCACTCCGGCAGCGAAGTGCGTTGCACGCTCCGCGTTCGCACGGTCGTACATCGCCTGGAAGTCCTTGGCCAGGTCGTTCTTCCGCTTGAGCGCCGCTTCATAGAACTTGTCAAGATCGCCGTAAGCGAGCTTTCCAGCCTTCAGCGCTTCCTCCGCGTACGGCCGGAGCAGCTTCTTCAGCTCATCGTCTGACACGCCCATCACGCGAGCGATGAGGTCACTCAGCGGACCGCTGGAGGGATCGACCAAGGGCACGCTCTTACCATCGGCGTACGCCTGCCAGAGCGTCTTATAAACCGGCTTGTTCGGGGGCAGCGGGGCGTGGAGCGACGTCTTCCAGTCAAGGCTGGTGTCCTGGCTGAGGTACTTGTACGCCTGGCCCTTGTCGATGCCCACGATGTGGCCATTGGACATGCGCAGGAAGTTGCCTGAGTGCGCGTCGTTGTTTGAGATCAGCCAGTCAAAGACCTGCTCCTGCTGGATGTCCAGGACATCGGAGGAACTGAGCTTCAGCGGATCGAACGTGCCACCCGGGAACGCGTCCACTGCGTCATGCATGGACTGGAGTGACCCGTAATGCCCGTTGTACCGAACCGTGTACGTGGACGGCTGAGGCAGGCCCACGCGCGACTGAAGCCGAGCCATGGAGACGTCCAGCTTGGCGCCGAACTCCTCATCAGCTGACGCGTACGGCTTGAAAACCCACTTCTCACCGGTCTTTGCGTCCGTAAGGAGCTTCGCGCCGTGCGTGCCGCCCAGGGTCCCGGAGTCGACCAGGTTCACGGTGTCCGGCCGCGAGATGACGGAGAGCCCGCGAACGTCCATGATGCCGGGCGCCACGGAGGCAGCGGGCACTGGCGCAGGCGTCGCCACCTTGCCCAGGACGTCATCCAGCCATCCGACGTCCAGACTGCTGTTATCGGCGTAGATCTTGAGAACTTGGCCGATCTCGGAGTCAGAGAGCGTGAACAACTTGGCCGCGCCGGGCGACTTCTCAAACAGGTTGAATGCCCCGCCTATAGCGGTCGCTAGGTCGTCGTCATAGTCTTCGATCGATGTCCGGACGTGGTCATAGACGTCATTCAGCACGCTGTCCGGTACGCCCTGGTAGACCTTCACCAGCTCATCGCGGGACAACGCCGGGGGCAGCGCAGTCGGACCAGGAGCCGCTGGGACGCGCGCAGCCGGAGCGTGTGACCCAGGGGCAAGCGCCGGAGGCGCGGGAGCTGCCGGGAGCTTGTCCGGGTCCGTGACGCAATCGCTGCCACCCCCTGGGCAGAGCGCGGGCGCCATCGTGTCGTCAAATACGTAGACGATCGTGCACCGGCAGTTGCATACCTCGCTGGCCGGAGCCGTGAAGTCTCCAGGGTGAAGCATGGAGTACCCGCCCACGCTGAACGTGGAGTGAAGCGGGACGATCTGTCCATCCGCGAGCCGGTGATCCGGCCGCGTCCGCATGTCCTCCGTGGCTAGCCACTGCTTCGATACGCCTTCGTCACCACCGAGAAGCGACGCCTGGTCATATGACCCGTAGTTGCTCGCGCCGACGACTTCGGTTCGTGCGGTCAGCTCGGCGCGCGAGATGGAGACGGAGCCCGCGTGCGCTACGCGGTCCGCCAGCTTATCGATGCTTTCGCCCTTGGCCGTGCCGATGACCAGCTCTGACTGGATGTTCTGCCACATGGCCGGAGCCATGTTCTTCATCTTGTTTGTGGCCTTGGCGACGTAGGACGCGCTGTAACTGGCCGGGAGCCCAGGCACGCCGGAGCCCATGGGCACTAGGTGGCTGGCCGCCACCTTCTGGGCGATGGCGTTTGACCCGGACGTGTAAACGTCCCTGGTGAAGTCCGCCAAGACCCCTTCGGACGTCGCGGACCAGTGTGCGAACACTTCCTCCGGCGTGGTCGGGATGCCCGCAGCTGTGAGGCCCTGGTACTTGACCAGCGCCTTAAACATCTCCAGGACTCGCGTCAGCTCATCGGTAACCATGGCCGTGAACTTCTCGGCCAGGACTTCCTGCTCCGCCAGCGTGTGCCCCGATACACGCAGCTTTGTCATGACGTCGGAGGGCCGTTCGGGGCCGGTGGTGCCTGCTCTCCAGCCGGAGGCGCGCCCTTCGGCACGTTAGTGGGACCGGCCGGCTCCGGCGGAGCGTTGGGGTCGCCCAGCTGGTCCGGGGGCGTGGTGGTCGGGTCCGTAACGGTCACCCGCTGCGGGATCAGCGCGATGGAAGGATCGCCCACCAGCACGCTGAGCGCCGCGAGGGAGTCCGGTCCGCCCTTGGAGACAATCAGCCGGAGCGCCTGGTCGCGAAGCTCCTTCGTGGTCGGTGCGTCCGCCGCGTCCAGGCCGATCTCCCGCAGGTACGCCGCGTCCGAGATGGTGAGTCGGTCGTGCGCGTCCTTGGCTTCGCCGGAGCGGTCCGGCTGCTGAACCAGCGCGCTGGTGTCGTACCAGATCAGGTACGTGCTTCCGTCCTGCGCGATCAGCGGGATTCCGGCAGCTGCGGCCATGGGCGCCAGATACGTGTCCGTGAGCGCTTCCACGATGGTCTCACAGATGGGCGCCATATGGATCTTGACGCTGTCCTCGCTCGCCTGCCACGCGCTCCAGTGGTTGGAATCCTGGGAGCCGTTCATCACGCCAGCCGGCATGTTGCACGTGTTGGCCAGCCGGACTAGCGCGCGGTCGCGGTGCTCCACGATGTGCTCACTGATGTCCGTGGCGAAGGTCAGGTGCCGAATCTCCTTGATCCATTCACCCTTCACCTTGACCGGCATCGGGAAGGCCGCGCTGGCGCTCCCCGGGTTCTTCACGCCGCGTGATCCGATTTCGATCAGCTCGGCCATGAACGGGTCCGCCGCGTCCTTGAACTGCGGCTTGGAGGGCAGCGTGATCTCATCCGGGATCAGGAGCAGGCCATTGGACGCCACGCGGGACAGCAGCATGGCGATGATGTAGCGGTTATACATGTCGATCTCACGCAGGATCGGCAGCGCTGCCTCTGACGGAGATGTCGCGCGCCACTGGAACTCAGCGTCCGGCCACCACACGCGGGAGACCAGGCTCTCATCCGCCAGAGGGCGCCAGATGGCGCGCTCCGGGTTGACCTGGTAGCGGAGGACGGGTGACCGCCCCGTGATCCGGATCTCCGAATTGGAGTACGTCCGGAAGGTACGGACGTCCGGGAACTGCCCAGGGTAGGAGTTGACCGGGTTGGGCAGGTCTTCGTGGACCACGTAGGAGTCGCCGGGCACGGACAGCTGTACCGCCAGGCGCTTCATCATCTGCGCCTGGCCTGCGATGCCTCCGGCGAGGTTGGCCACGATCTGGGCCAGCGGTCCCTCTGTGACGGGTGTCGGCTCATCGCTACCGGGCGTGAGCTGACCGAGGTACAGCCGGACCCTGGAGAGCGCGTTGGACAGCCAGGAGTCAATGGCGAAGTTGAACTCCCCGATGGAGTGGTAGTACCCCCACGCCTCGCGCTGCCACTCCGTTGGCTGGATGACGAGAGTCTGCGCGTTGTACGTGTCGAGACCCTGAACGGCAGCCGTCATCGCCAGTCGTCCGTCATCGCGCGTCACGATCTCGCGCCGACGATCACGCATGGAGATCATGTCTGACCTGCGCGGACGGATAACAAGCTCCGTGCTGTGGCGACGGTCCGCCATGGTGTTTCCCCCGTTGGTAGTGGCTGGTTACTCGTCAGGCTCGGTGTTTGCTACCAAACCGGTGATGGTGGAGGCGACGGGCCAGAGAAGAAGCGGGTACGGCACCGGGAGGTGGAACGCGTAGACCTCACTTGCTACCAATGCACCGGCCACCCAGACGGACATGCACCAATCGCACTCCAGAAGGAACGCGATCGACCAGCCGAAGACACCCAGGGGGCGCTTCGGGGGCGGATCGATCATCTCACCGTCCCGCTTTACAGGCGGGTCCAGCCAAAGGATGATCCGCTCACGCGGAACCGCGATCAGCGGGAGATGGTCCCGCGTGAACAGCCGCGTTACGCGGTGCGTCGCGAGACACGTCAGGATGATCAGGAGCACTGCCGCCACGTTCGGACTCATGGTCGGCAGCGTACAGCGAAAGGGCGCCTTCCCCGTAGAGAAGGCGCCCTTTCGTTGGTAGTGATCGACTCAGACCGGGTTGCCGTTCTGGTCGACACAGCTCACGATCGTGTATCGGATGCCGATCCGATCGTACGTGCTCGCGACCGCGTAGCCTCCACG